CGCCCGTGCCGGTCTCGTCGGTCAGCATCGCCGCCAGGTTCGCACTCGTGGGCGTGGCCAAGAACGTCGCGGCACCCGTGCCCAGGCCCGAGATGCCGGTGGACACCGGCAGGCCCGTGCAATTGGTGAGCGTGCCGCTGGTGGGCGTGCCCAGGATCGGGGTGACCAGCGTGGGTGTGTTGGCGAACACGTTGGCGCCCGAACCGGTCTCGTCGGTCATCAGCGCGGCCAGGTTGACGCTCGAGGGCGTGGCCAGGAACGTCGCGGCGCCCGCGGCCAGCCCGGAAATGCCGGTGGACACCGGCAGGCCCGTGCAGTTGGTCAGCGTGCCGCTAGTGGGCGTGCCCAGCAGCGGCGTGACGAGCGTAGGCGACGTGGCGAACACCGCCGCGCCGCTGCCGGTCTCGTCAGTGAGCGCCGCGGCCAGGTTAGCGCTCGAGAACGTGGCCAGCAGCGTGGCCACGCCCGTTGCCAAGCCCGAGACACCGGTCGACACAGGCAGGCCCGTGCAGTTCGTGAGCGTGCCGCTGGCGGGCGTGCCCAGCACCGGCGTGGTCATCGTCGGGCTGGTCAGCGTCTTGTTGGTCAGCGTGTCGGTCGTCGCCTTGCCCACCAGCGTGTCGGTACCCGCGGGGAACGTGAGCGAGCCGGTGCCCGCCACAGCGATGGCGTGCAACGTCAGCGTGCCGCTGGTCGAGCCGGCCAGCACGAGTGTCGCGTCGTTGAACGTCTTGGCGCCCGTGACGGTCTGCGCGCTGGCCAGCAGCATGTCGCCCGAGCCCGTGCCGGCGACCTGGTTCCACACCGCGGCGCCGGTGGCGTTGCTCTCGCACCAGTAGAGCGTGTTGGCGCTCGTGTTGCCCCAGAGCGAACCGGCACCGTAGCCCTTGGTGCCGTCGTCGGTCACCGCTGGATTGGTCGTCGCGGTGAAGTTGTTCACGTTCGGGCTGTCGCCAAAGACGTGGTACGTCGACCCGTCATAGCGGAACATCAGCCAGAGCTGGCCGCTGGCCGGGATCGGGCAGCTCGTGCGCGCGGCCTGCGTCACCACCGAGAACGCGCTCGGGAAGCTCAGCGTGTGCAGGTTCGTGTCCGAGTTGGTCACGTGCACCGAGAACCACTGGTTGGAGTTGGCCGGCGTGCCGCTGAACGTGAAGGTCGAATCGGCGGCGATCGTCTTGGTGTTCAGGCCCTTGGTGACGTCGATCGCGAGCGCGGCCATCGCGCTGGCCGTCGTCACGTTGGCGCCGTCGGTGACGGTGATGCCCGAGAGCGTGGCCGCCGAGATCGTCGGCGCGGTCGCCAGCACCGGGGCGCCGCTGCCGGTGACCGCCACCGCGAGCGCCGTGGCCACGCCAGTGCCCAGGCCCGAGATGCCGGTGGCCACGGGCAAGCCCGTGCAATTGGTGAGCGTGCCCGCCGACGGCGTGCCCAGGTTGGGCGTGACCAGCACCGGCGAGTTCGCGAACACGAGCGCGCCCGAACCGGTCTCGTTGGTGACGGCGGCGGCCAGGTTGACGCTCGAGGGCGTGGCCAGGAACGCGGCCACGTTGGCCGCCAGACCTGAGACACCCGTGCTGATCGGCAGGCCGGTGCAGTTGGTCAGCGTGCCCGACGTCGGCACCCCCAGGAGAGGCGTGACGAGGGTGGGCGACGTGCCGAAGACGAGTGAGCCTGTGCCGGTCTCGTCGGACATGACGCCGGCCAACTGCGCCGACGTGGTGGACGCGAACTGGCTCAGTGGCTGCGACGTGAGCGCGTTGCCGCCGGCTGTGAGCGTGACGTACTGCAGGCCGGTGCCTGCGGCGTTGACCTGCGGCACCTGGAACGGCGAGCCGACGGCCAGACGCGCGGCGGTATGGAACCCCGTACCGACGACGATGTCGCCGGGGGCCTGCCAGATGTTGTCGGTGGCCACGTTGCCGCCACCGGAGTTGTTCTGCAGGTCGAGCGCCGCGCCGGTCAGCGGGTCGCACAGCATGATCTGGCGGCGCTCGCTGCCGTTGATCACCTTGGGCGAGTTCTGCGGCGTGGCCGCGTCGGTCAGCAGCGAGACCAACTCGACGGGATTGCCCTCGAGGTAGACGACGGCCTGGTTGGGGAAATTGCTCATTGCGGGCCTCCGAGACTCAATGGGCTCGCGCCCTGGTTATTGCGATGGGCGTCCAGACCCTTGGCCACGGCCGTCTGCACGATGCCGCCTAGCGCCTTGGTCTGCTGGGCCATGTTCTCGCGCTGGGCGATCGCCTGCTCCTTGGCGGCTTCCATCTGCTGGAGCTGCTCTTGGTTGGCCTGCATGGCCTGTGCGTCGGCCTGCATCTTGGCGTCGATCTCGTCATCAGTGGGCACGACGTCATCGGCGGGCAGGTCCATCGCCGCGGCAGTGGCGCGCAGCAGCGCGGCGCGGTGCTTCGGGCCGATGATGGGCGCGTCGATCGGGTTGGCCGTCAGCGTCAGGAACTGCAAGCGCCGTTGTTGCGCCGATTCGCGGATCAGGATCGCCGCGGCGCCGCGCGGCACCACGATGCAGTCGCCCTTGATCGACTCGTCGGGGTTGTAGAGCATCTCGTGCACGAACGTGTCGTTGATCGTGGGCGCGATCACGTTGCCGTCGATGTTGGAGATCGCGCGGCGCAGGCCCTTGGCCGCGTTGTTCATCAGCATCGACAGGCCGCCCAGCGTGTCGGCCGAGCCGCCCGACTGCTCGTTGCCGTAGGTGTAGCGCGGGATGCCCGTGGCGTCGTCGGCCTCGAGCGAGAACTTCTCGTAGACCGCCATGAGCGGACCCGAGCGGTCGTCAGGCTGGAAAAAGCCGATGCCTGGGTTGACGCCTTGGGTCGGGTCGGACTTGAGCTGCCAGAGCTTCCACGGGAACATCTCCATGGACTGCTCGCCATCGGCGAATCGGTCGGCGTGTACCCAGACCTGCGGGCCCGAGGCGATCGACAGGTTGTCGGCCAGCCGGCACAGGGTCGAGTTGCACATCTGCTGGGGCGTGCGCATCAGGTCAGGAATCGAGCGGCCCCAGAAGGCGCCCGGAATCTCGTCATAGCAGGCCTTGCGGTAGGGGCGCGTGCCCATGAGGCTGGGGTTGAGCGCGGCGTACAGCACGTAGCTGCCGCAGATCACGACGTTGCACTCGTAATCCTTGGTCTCTTCCAGGCCCTCCAGGCCCCAGCTCATGAGCTTCCAGCCGGGTACCGAGCCCCAGAAGCACAGCGCGTCGATCACGCCCGGGGGCGCGAGCCACATGAACGTGGTCTCCTGTTCAAGCCTCTGGCGCTCGGACTCGGTCCATAGCCAGGCTTCCAGGTGGCCGTTCGTGTAGTCGCGCAGCGCGCCGTCGATCTGGTCGTCCTTCCACCCGGGCATGCCCTTGTAGTCGTACAGCTCGTCGCGGCGGAACCGCGTGCGCTCGATGAAGTCGCCCTTTTGCGGACTGGTGGCCGCGGCAGCGGGGTAGGCATCGAACGGCGAGACGCGGTACCAGGTCTGGATCGGCACGTCGCGCACCACGGGCTTCCAGCCGTCCTCCCAGTGCAGCTCCTTGCGGCGCGAGTAGATCGGGCCTTTCAGGATCGCCGCCGGGAACGTGACGAAGTCCTCGACGAAGCCGTCCATGGCCTGGGCGTAACCGCCATCCTCGAGTCGGTCGCCGATGACCTTCTCCATGCGCTCGGCGCGGTCCTTGGCCATCTTGTCGAGCGACTTCTCCGCGTCCTCGCGCAGCTTGTCGCCGATCATGCGCACCATGTCGCGGAACTCGCCGGCATCCATCACGCCAGCGCCGGCCTGGTGGGCCTGGGCCATGACCTGCTTGGCCTTAGTCAGTGCCTGGTTGACCACCGATTGCTTGAGCTCCTTGGGCAGGTCGGGTCGCGGGCTGGGGTCGATGCCCCACGGCTGCTCGCCCACGGGCAGCACGATCTCGCGGATCCACGCGGACGCCGCGCGGCACTTGGTCTCGGTCAGCGGCGCGTAGATGATGTTCATCCCGCCGCCCGAGGCCGTCTGCATCAGCGCGACCTCGTCGGGCGAGTACACGCCGCGGCGCGCGCGCAGGTCGGCCAGCAGCTTGCGGTCGACGATCCACTTGGACAGCTTGTTGCGCGACCAGGCCAGGCGCACGTGGCCGGCCAAGGCCGATTCCAGCAGGTCGCCGGAGAGTTCACGCGTGGGTTCGGACACCGACGCCGCGGCGTCGCGCTGCAGGACTTCCTGCAGCCCTAAGGATCGCACGAGCGGATTGGATTGCGCAGCGGCCATCGGGTCGGGCTACCGTGTGAGAGGGCAGGCCGGATCGCGTGGACGCGCGGGTTCCGCGAGAGGGCGGCGACAAGGAGGGTGACGAGTCGAGCAGGATGCGATGTAGACCCGCCGGGCATTCGCCGCCCGCGCAGTGTAGCAGTGGCTGAGCTACCTCGTCCAGACCACCTTGCGATGCGTGACCGGGCGCACCTTGGCCACGTGCACTTTGCGGTCGATCAGCTCGGGGATGAACGACAGGGCCAGCGAGTCGGCCTTGTCAGGCGAGGAGATGCCGCGTTTCTTGGCGTCTTTCTTGGCCTCGAGCTGGATTCGCATCTTGCCGTCGTAGCCGTAGGACAGGCTCGTGAGCTGCTCGGCCAACTCGTCGTCGTCGGGGATCTGGCCGTTCTCGAGCCACTCGCGCATCTTGCCCCAGGCTTCGGAGCGCTGGTTGAAATACTGCAGCGCGTCCTTGGCCGGCTGGCCCCACATGACCGGGATCAGCGGGATGGCCAGGCCCGGGATGCGGCGCAGCACGCCATCGAGCTCAGCGCCGTTGCCGATCGCGTCGTAGACGATGGCCGAGATCGGCCCGTGTTCGCGCGCGATGTTGACCGCGCGGTTGCCGATGTCGAACCCATCGAAGCCCTTGAGCTCGAGCTGCCAAGGCACGCGCAAGCCCTGGCGCAGCGTGATGACCGTGGAGTCGTCGCCGAACCGCGCCGGGTCGATCGACAGGAACTTCTGGTGGGTCGCGTAGATGCGCGGGTCGATCCGGCGCCGGCGCGCCTCGGTGACGACGCCCGGGGCGATGAAGTTGTCGTAGCCCGCGCGCGGGAACATGCCCTTGACGCGCACCCGCACGAAGTCCGAATCCTCGCCGTACTCCTGGATCCACGCGTCGATGACCTTGCGGTTGGTGAACCGCACCGTGCGGCTGTCCACGCGGGCGTAGGTCGAGTGCTTGTGGCGCCGCGGCTTGGTGCACTGGTTGAAGAACTCGCCCGACGTGCGCGTGGGGTTGCCGTAGCGCGCCCAGATGATCTGGGTCTTGGCGTCGGTCAGCGCGCCGCGCGCCACCGTCCAGATGTTGTCGTGGATGTTGGAGGCCTCGTCGAAGATCAGGAGAAGGCGCTTGCCCTGGTTGTGCAGGCCGGCGAAAGCCTCGGTCTTCTCGGCCGACCAGGGCACCTGGTCGATGCGCCAGGTCTTGGCGCGCTCCTCGTCGTCGGCGATGTAGATGGCCGTGGCCGTCATCGTGAACAGGTGCTTGGCGATGAACAGGCTGTACCACTTCCCGAGCTCGGCCCAGGTCTTGGTGCGCAGCTGCAGGTCGGTGTTGGCCGTGACCACGCCGCGCGTGTCCTCGAACGTGGAGATGCCCCACAGGATCAGCCAGCTGACCTGCGCGGACTTGCCCACGCCGTGGCCCGCGGCGATGTCCTCCTCGACCATGCAGCCCTCCAGGCCGCCCTCGCGCACGGCCGCCGAGATGCGGCGCTGCTGGTCGCGCTGCCAGGCCTCGGGGCCGTCCATGTCGGCCAGCGGCGTACCGGGCTCGCCCCACGGGAAGGCCCATTGCACGAAGCCCTCGTAATCGTCGCCGAAGGCGGCGAGCTGATCGAACAGCTGATCGAGCGGCGAGCCCGAGATCGCCTCGTTGGTCACGTCCACCTCCCGAATGCGAATAGGCGCGATGCCGGCAGTGGGCACATCGTCCTCACCGGGCATCGGCCCCATGCCGGCGCGCGTGAGCGGCACGAAGCGCCGCCGCTCGGCCTGACTCCCATCGAAGTCCGGATCGAACGGCGCGCGCGGCCGCCGCTCATGGCGCGCGTGGGACTTGGGCGGCTGGCGCTCAACCGCCACGGCGCTTGAAACGCCCCGGGCTCGTGGTCTGGCCGATGGCGTTGGGCGCCGAGGACAGCAGGCCGTAGCCCATGGCCGCCTCGGTGCGAGACGGCAGCCCCTCGGCCTCGGGGACGGCCGCCAAGCACTCGGGGTCGGTCTGGTCGACCACGCGCTGCGCGCGGCCGCGGCCGGTGGCCAGGGACGCGGTGCGCGTCATGCCGATGCCTGTGGCCTGCGCACGGAACTGCTGGGGATCCACGGCGCGGGCGCGGTGGGTCGTGGAGTCATCCGGCGAGATCTTCATCGTCATCCTCACTGGCCGCGGGGGGTTTGGCGCCGGGCCGAGACCTGACCTGTGGCGGCGGCCGGGGCCTGGGCTCGGGCCGGAGCCGCGGCCGGTACGGGTCGAGCGGCTCGGGTTCGGGCGCCGGGGGTGGCGGCGGGGACGGCGCAGGTTCGGGCTTGGCTTCAGCGGCCGGCGGCGCCGGCACGGTGGGCAGCGCCACGGCGCGCTGCGGCCCTGAGTGTAGCGCGATGCTGTCGGGCTCGGGGGCCTCGAATGCGAGGGTCGGCGCGGTCACGTCGCCGGCGCTGGACGGGTCATCGGGGATGCCGTACTCGATGCGGCTGCCCTGGACCGTGGGGTGCGGCAGGATCACCGCGTCCTCGGCCTCGCGGATGGCCTGCTCGCGATTGGCGCTGGCCTGGCGCACGCGCGCAGCCTTGATCCGGTCGGCCAGCGCGTTGGCGAGTGCGTTCACGCCGTCGGAGTCCTCGCCCACGATCTTGAAGTGCCGGGCCAGGAGCGAGAGGGCGGCCATCTTGTCGTGCGTGCGCACCTTCTTGAGCAGGTAGACCTGCTTGTCCTCCCCGTGGCCTTCGGAGCGGATCTCAACTTCGATGCGGTTGACCGCGGCGGCTGCGTCGTCGCTGAGCTCATGGATCGGCAGGAACTCGCCCGTGTCGTCATCGACCAGGTCTCGCGGGTCGCTGAAGGCGATGCGGGCCAGCTCGCGCACGACGCGCGCGGCCGTCACGTTCTCCTTGGCGAAGCGCTGCTGCACCAGCTCGCTGACGCGCGCCTCGATGTCCGGGCGTCCCGCCAGCGCCGCCCCGTAGCTCGCCGCAAAGCCTGCCGTGATGGCCGATTTGCGGCAATGGCCCGTCAGCGCGAGGTTTCGCGCGAACAGTTCGTGGGCGGTGTCTTGTAGCGCTGCCATTCAAAAATTGAAAAATTCTACAAGTTCGTCGATTTCAGCAACTCAAAAATTTTGGAATTGCGAATTTAGGTTTGGGGTTCGCGAGGGCACTGTCGCCGGGGAGGGGGTAAGGCCCCCTCGAGCCGCGAGCCCCTCCCCCGCCACCCCACCCCCGCCGAAAACAGACCCAGGAGATCCCGACTTCCGTAGCGACCACTAGTGAATCTCCAATCGCGATACCGCGTCGCGCACGTGCTTCGCGCACCCTGCAACCACCGAGACCCAGTTCGTGGCGTTTGCCAGGTCTGCTCGACCGCTGTCCATCAGCGTCTGGAGCATCTGAACCGCGATCGCCTTGCTGGTGCCCTGGACGTCGGTATCAGATGCTACGGCAAAGCTTGCTTGTTTCGACGTGCCGTCATCCCAAGTGAACAGGATCCCGGCTCGCAGGCGGTTTGTGGGGTCTTCGAGGCGGTGCAGCGTGGGCATGGGGCGCATTGTGCGGCCTGTTGGGCGCGTGCGCAACGGTCGGTATCGTCAAACGCTCCTTGGGAATCGCTGATTGGGATTTGGTATCGCCAAACTCGCAAGGAATGCGATCCGCAAGCCTATGCCATAGGCGTCTGTTATTTTTTACACGCCGCCCATCGTGACAATCAATTGGCCACCCGCTCCCGTGATCACGAGAATGGAGACTCACCAACACGAAAGAGCGCCATGCCTGCACCGAAGCTCGAACCCCACTGCGGCTCCTGGGTCATCGTCCAGCGCACCACGCGCGACGTGGTACACGAGACGTTCAACCAGGCTCTAGCCGACCGCATCGCGGACAACGAACCGCAATTCGAGGTGCTGACCACTGCTCAGTGGCTCGCCGAGTTCAACCACCGCAACCAGGCCCGCTCTCCATGACCCGCGATCTCCGCTCCGAAGCCACCGCCAACTGGTCGCTCAGCACCACGCCGCAACCGGCGCCGCGCCGGCCGCACGCCACACCCAGCCGCGCGCCGCGCTCGTGGCTCGCGTCATTCCTCCTGTCGTTCTTTCGCTGAAAGGGACCATCATGCGAACCGCTGTGCGTTTGCTCGCTCACACCCGCCGACTCAACGGCAGTTCTGACACGTTCTGGTCACTCGGCGGCGTGCTCTGCATCGAAAAGCCTTTGTCAGTCCCGCGCAAGCCGCGGAGCAACAAGGCGCGCACGCCTTCACGATTCGTCGTCGTGTTCCATGGCCGGCAGCGCCGTGTGTACCTGGACATGCGCGACCCGACGCGCCACGTCGCCTACATCGGCCGATTGGCTGACAGTGGCGAGCGCATCATGATCGACATGCTGCCCGCCTAACCACTGACTCAGTCCGATTGCCAAATGCAATTGGACTGCCTCTCCCGCAGTCCTGACAATCAAGTCTCACCAGTCACCAACCCACGAAGGAAATCTCACCGTGACCACCACTCGCATCACCGACCGCGATCTGCAATCGCTGGTCGACCGACTCAACACCATGACCGACAGCCCCGCCGAATCCTGGAAGCCCGACGCGAGCGGCCGCAACCGCGCCCAGATCGGCAACTTCCACTTGTCATTTGCCTACGGTGGCGTGTGCCTGCATCGCATGTCCAACGAGTCCGGCGGCGTGTCGACTCCGCTCGTGAGCTACCACACCACGCGCCGCGAGCTGTGGCAACGCCTGCATTCGTTCATCGACGGCCTCGAATTCGCCAAGCGAGCGCAATCGTGACCCACGCCCGCACCTACACCGTCCTGGCCATCGCGCGGCGCCATCCGGCCCTGTTCGCGTGGCTCCTGACCCGCAAGGCCTGACGCCATGGCCCGCGCCCTGCTCCTCACGATCCTCGCCACGCTGGCCGCGTGCACGCAACCCGTGCACGTGCTCCAGGCTGGCCCGCACACCTGGCACATGGTCGGCGATACGCGCTACCTGGTGCGCGCCGACGACGGTGCGTTCATCGGCTGGTGCGACCAGATGCACGCCGAGCACCTGAGCGGCGGGCTGCCGATCGTTGCGCCCGACGTGGTGCGCGATGGCCAGCACTTCACCTCCACCCGTGACGACGTCGACATGACGTGGTCGCAGACCTGTCCTGACTAACCCCTCGAAAGGCAAACCCATCATGGTAAACACCAAGTATGAATTCGTTGACGGCGACACCAAGACCGTTGACGGCCGCACCCTCAAGCGCATCCGCGCACTCGTGGCTATCGCAGCGCTGGGTGTGCGCGTCGGCGATCTCGGTGGCTACATCGAGTCCGAAACCAATCTACAGGTCTCCGGCGACGCGTGGGTCTCCGGCGACGCGCAGGTCTACGGCGACGCGCAGGTCTCCGGCAACGCGTGGGTCTCCGGCAACGCGTGGGTCTACGGCGACGCGCAGGTCTCCGGCAACGCGCGGGTCTACGGCGACGCGCAGGTCTCCGGCGACGCGTGGGTCTACGGCGACGCGCAGGTCTACGGCGACGCGCAGGTCTCCGGCAACGCGCAGGTCTCCGGCAACGCGTGGGTCTACGGCGACGCGCAGGTCTCCGGCAACGCGCGGGTCTACGGCGACGCGCAGGTCTCCGGCAACGCGCAGGTCTCCGGCAACGCGTGGGTCTACGGCAACGCGCAGGTCTCCGGCAACGCGTGGGTCTACGGCAACGCGTGGGTCTACGGCGACGCGTGGGTCTACGGCAAATGCACCCAAATCCCGATCTGCGTGTCGGGCCTGGCCTGGTACGTGACGATCACGGACGATCACATGGCCATCGGTTGCCAATTCCACACCCTCAAGGCGTGGGCTGAGTTCACCGATGCGCAGATCGCCGAGATGGACCGCGGAGCCCTCAAGTTCTGGGCCGCCCACAAACCCCTGTTGCTCGGCCTGGCTCGCGCCAGTGGTCGGCTGGAACCCTGAGCCATGAAGACCGTCCTGTCCATCATGCTGGCCGCGCTGCTGTGCGCGCTGCTGCAAGCCTGCGGGGGCGACATCGCCTCCCCGTTCGACAAGCCTGACGAGACCGTGGAGCCCGTCACGCAAGGGGAGCACTCGAAATGATCACCAACACGATATCGCCCCTCGTGCGCCGCCAGCAGCGCCCCGACGGGGGTGTCGACTTCCTCGACCTGGGCGACGGGGCGCATCGCTGCTTCGGCGACGCCCACCGCGCCAGCATGCGCGCCGTGTTGGCCCTGACCCTGATCGACGCGGGCATGCTGCCGGCCGCTGCCGAGGCCACAGCCGCCCAGCTGGTCACGGACTACACCATCGTGCCACGCGGCGAGTTCCGGCTGGGCATCGGATTGTGACCCGGCGCCGCATCGACTGGCCGTCCGTGGCCTGCGCTGTCGTGCTCGGCGTCTGGGGTGCCGTGCTGCTCGTCTGGGGCTGGTCGGCCGCTGGCTAGGGAGACGCAACACGCGAGAACCGCACGACCGCGGCAGCGCCCGGGTTCGCAGCGTCCCACACGCGATACCCGAACCGCTACCCGTGACCCCTTGATACCCCTGAAAACGCAAACTCCAAGAGTCCTATGGGAGTACCCACACACCCATATACACTATTATTACACTAACCCTTTATGTAAGGGGTTACAGAGGTAACGGGGAAACAAAGCCGTTAAATCATAGACTTAGCGCCGTTACCTCATATGCCACTTGAGGTAGCCGCTACCCCATCTGTCAGCTCAGGCGCTCCGCGCGTAGGAATTTGCAAGCGCCGCTCCCATCCCGGACGTAAAAACGGGCGCCGAAGCGCCCGTTTCCTGTGCTACCCCTCGCCACGCCACCATCGTTTTGCGAGCCGGCCGCCTCGCCGCATCGGCTTGTTGTCGTATCCGAACCGCCGCAGAATCGCCGCCGCGCGCTTTTGCTCGCGCATGCCTTGCTCGCGCAGCGGCAGTCCGATCGCACCGGTAAGCACGTCCGCCATCGCGAAGTCTGTCGTGCTCCGCACCGGCCCGACCCCTGAGCCCGTCATCTCGTCGGCAGGATCGTGCCCCGCGAGCCACGCCTCGACGGCATCGGCCCAAGGGTCGTCCGCTGTGTAGTTAGCGTGCACTTCGCAAGTGACGGCCAGCATCTCGGCGTCGCGCCAAGCCACGCCCGCCACCTCGCCATCCGCCCGGCCCCAGACCACCACCCCGCATCCGTCGCCAACGTCGGCGCCCGTCTCGGCGGCCAGCGCCCCGGAGAACATGAGCGCACCCTCGGCCCACAGCTGCTCGCGATCCCGTTCGATGGCCTCGACGTCCGTGCACGTAATCGTCACGGGCAGCCACCGCCGCTCACCGGTCTCGTCGGCCAGGATGTCCGTGCGGTTCGTGGTGCCGAAGTGCACCACGCGCCGGTGGAACGTCGTCGGGAACTCCTTGTACTTGGGCACCCACTTTTCGCGCCGGCGCGTGACGTACTTCTTGATGTCCTCCAGCGCCCGCGTGCCCAACCCGCTCAATTCGGCCAACTCAGCCACGAGCGTGCCCCGCAACTTGCGCACCGTCTTGTCCTCGTCCTCGGCCAGGTCGACCTCGGTGAAGAACTCGGGCGCGGGCGACAGCGCAGCAATCGCGCTCGACTTGCGCAGGCCCTGCGCGCCCGACAGGATAGGTACCATGTCGGCCTGGCACCCGGGCTGCAGCACGCGCCCAGCCAGCGCCGTCCAGACGTAGCGGCCCACGGCGCGGGCGTAGGGTGAGTCGGCCACGCCCAGGTAGCGCACCATGAACGAATCCACGCGCCGCACGCCGTCCCAGCGCCCGACCACGCCTTGCAGCCACATGCGCGCGCTGTCGTAGCGGTGCTCGGCAGCCACGAGCACGACGGCGTCGCGCACCTGCTCCTTGCCCGCGGACTTGAAACCCACCATCTCCAGCTTCATGCGGATGCGCACGGCGTCCGCGTCGGTCATCGGCGCCCACTCGTCCACGCCAGGCGCGCTCACCGTGATCTCGTCGCGAAACTCGTCCCACGCGACCCGCGTGCCGACGATTCGGGGAATGCGAACGGCGTTCACGGTGTTGGTCACCGTCGCCTTGATCGCGCCCGAGCGCTCCCGGTCGTAGTGCGGGTCATCGGCGTCCTCGCCCGGCCAGGCGCTCGCGCCAGGAGTTTGCTTCTCGCGCTCCGCGGCCCGCGCGGTGTCCACCGGGTCGACGACCACGTCGAACCCCGACACGTCGATCGGCGGCTCCCAGCCGCGTACCTCGCGCGCGTAGCGCAGGATGGTGCCGGCGCGCGTGGCGTCCGGCCGCGAGGCGTCCAGGCGTTCCCACTCGTAGTCCAGCCGCTGCCCGTCGTAGCCGGGCAGCTGCGCGCTCCACGCGTGCGCGAGCTCGCGCCCGTCCTCGCTGCCGCCGGTCTCGTAGTGGATGGCGAACACGCACGCGACCCACGCGCTGCGCTCCACGCCCGCGCGCCAGGGCGAGCCCTCGGCAGCCAGCACGTCCAGCGCCGCGCGCCACGGCGCGGCTTGCCAGGGCACCACGGCGCCGCCCGCGCTCACCGATTCATCCCGCACCGCGAGCGCGCGCCGCGGCCGCTCGTGCACGGGCACCGGGTCGGACAGCACCCAGTCGGCCGCGGTGAACGGCCGGCCCGCGGGCACTAGCATGCCGGCCAACGAGTCGATGACGAGCCACTCGGACGCCCGCGCGAACGGCAGCATGAACAGGTTGCCGACCGACCCGGCACCCTCGGCGTTGAGCCGATCCTGTTTCGGGAAGCACTCGCACTTGCCCTTGCGCACGCCGCCAGGGCCGTCCTCCAGACCCACGCACGCCAGCGCCTGCTTGAGCAGCATGCGCACCGAGTAGGCGTCCTGAGGCTCGTCCCAGAGCAGATACAGGTGCACGCCACGGCCGCCGCCTGAGCGAAACAGGATCGGCGACAGGCCCCACGACAGCTCGAGCAGGTCGGCCACGCGCTCGACCTTGTCGCTCATCTGGTCCCATGGCATGTCCTTGTCGTGGTCGTCGAAGTCGAGCACGGCCACGAGCGTTTCCTGCGATCCCGGGAGCATGGGGTAGGCCCCGCGCACCGGGCCGCCGTTCAGGTGCCGCGCGATCGTCTCATCGTCGAGCGCGACGTTCGTCTTGGTGTAGTGGCCGGCGGCCTGGCGTAGGCCTGAAATGTCGTGGCGCACGCGCGCGACCAGCGGGGCGAGCGCGGCGATCAGGGGATTGGAGAAGTCGGTCATGCGATTCCGTTCTCGCCGAACTCGAATCGTGCCGACAGGGCGCGCGTGACGGCGCGCGACCAGACGTCGAAGCTGTTGGGCGTGGCGCTGCACAGCATCGGCGCCGACAGTTGAAGGGCGCGGGCACGGCCGCCATCGCTCAAGGGACGCACGTCGGTCTTGCCCAGCGCCGCGAGCCAGACCTGCGCCTTGTCGGGCGCGCCGCAGAAGATGTAACCGTGATGCCCGGTCTGGTCGACCAGGCGCCGCATCTTCAAGATCTCAGGCTCGGTCGGGGGCGTGGGCTTGATCTCGACCCAGTAGCCGGCGTCCGGCCACCGCTGGCGCAGCGCGTGCGCGGGGATGAAGAAGTCAGGCAGGTAGCGCAGGCCACCTCCGAGCTCGAAGCCCTCGGGCTCGTAGTCCCAGGGCACGCCCAGGTTGTCGAACAGCACCGCATAGCGGGCTTCCAATCGGCTGCGAAACTTGCGCCCACGGTAGCGCGTTTCGATGGCTCGGTGCAGCATCGTGCTTCTCCAGTTGCTGGGGCCGACGATCGGCCCATGGCGAGGGGTTGATGGTAGCTCAGGCCGTCACGTCCGTGCGCACGCGCTCGATGAGCGGCGCCAGCGCCGCGGCGATGTGGGTGGAGTCAGGCACTGCGGCCCTCCTGGAGGTGATCGGCGGTGAGATCCTCGGGTTGCTGAACACTGGTCGGCGCGTGCGTGCCGCGGATCGGTTGCAGATCGCAATCGGCGATTCCCCAGACCGTGACGACGCCGATACCGAAAGGCACCCCGATCTCGCGCTCGATCTGCCAGATCGGACCCCTCACCCCGTGGCGCGCCACGTGCAAGACGCGCACCGTGGCGCCTAGCGTGTGCTCACGCAGCGCTTGCGCAAGGGACGGCGGAGACACGTCCGAGGGCGCGCCAATGACAATCGCCAGGTCGTTCGGTTGACACCTCATGTGCGTTCCCTCCAAAACGGCGCGCAGCGCGCCAACAGTTCAAGTTTCGAAAGCGGCCGGCGCTGCTCACGCCGCGCGGCCACGGCGCGGCGATGGGTGAGCACCGCCTCCCAGTCCTCGGGCAGCATGTCGGCCTTCTCGTGGTTGCAAGGCAGGCACGACAGGCGCAGGTTCTCGCCCTCGTCGCCCCCGCCGTGCGTGCGCGCGAGGTAGTGGTCGACCGTCGCCTCGTTGCGGCGCAGCACGCGCTCGCAGTACCGGCAGCGCCGATGGTCCCGATGGTAGATGAAAGACGTCAGCTCGCGTTGGCTCACGGCTTGCGGTCCTCCATTGCCATTTCTTTGTGGCGCGCGACGTGATGCAGTTGGCAGTACCAGACGACAACCAGCGGCGCGTCGTAAGACTCGTGATGCGCCACGGAAGTGATGCAGCCACAGACGGCGCACGGTTGCACGACCAGCTTCCCGGCCCTGACAGCGCGTTCCACCGCACGGTGGCACTTAACCTTGCGTGCGTTCTGAGCGCGCCAACTGCGCAGTTGCTGCTTGCGATACTCACGATAGCCCGGTCGGTTTTTCGTGGTTTCCTGTTCGGCGTGACGTTCTTCCGGCGTGAGTGCGGCGTAGCGAGCCGCGTTATCTGAGCGCGTGCACGTCTTGCACTTCCCGAACAGACCGTCGGCCATCTTCGGGTGCGCGTAGAACTCGCTCCGAGGCTTCGCAAGGTGACAGCGGAAACAGGTCTTCATGGCGTCAGAACATGAGTTCAGCAGGATCGTGTTCGATGTTCTCAGGCACGGGCAGCGCAAGTCGCCGCTCGTGCTTGAGCTTCTCATTCTCCAACCGAGTGACCGGTTGCAGGTGATCGGGAAAACGACAGGCCGGGTTGTTGCACTTGTGGTCGATCTCCAGCCCCGACTCTCGGAACTCCAGGTACGCGGCGTAGAGCTCCACGTTCGTGGGCTCGTGCAGCTCCAGCTCCTTGCGCAGCTGCACGATGCAGTACATGAGGATGTGGGCCATGACCTTGACCTGGCGGTGCCCGATGCGCAGGGACGTGCGCACGTAGCCGTAGCTCGCGCGCTCGCGCTCGGTGCCCAGCCAGCAGTCGCCGTCCTCGGTCACGTTGGCCACCAGCTTGGCATAGACCGAGGAGTGCTGGCGGAAGTTGTCACCGCGGGGCATTTTCAAGAGCCCTTAGATGAAGACTGAGCGCGGGCAGAAGCGGCGATGGCGTTGCGGATCAATTGGAGCGACGTGCGCGCGCCAGCCATCGCAGACCGGATCGCGGCGTGATCTTCGGCGCTGACACGCAGCGAGACGCCGACGTACTCGAAGCTGGGCATCAGTGAGTCCAGCAGCGATTGCACGCCTTGCGCCGCGATGTCGAGGTCGTGCCCGGCCGGCACTTCACCCACCGGGGTGGATGCCGCAGCAGCGAGGCGGTCGATGGTGGCGGTGCATTCTGCCCACGCGTTGCCGGTGTAGGGTCGGTGTGTTGCCGCATCGGCGATGCAATCGTCAACGTACTTTTCGATCTTCTGTTGCAGCTCGTCTTTCAGCCTCGACACTTCGACCGGGGCAGGAGCCTGGCGGGCGCGGTCGGCGAGGATGGCGGCGCGGGCGTAGGCCTTCATATCCTCCGCGGTGTAGTCCAACCGCTCTCCTCGCGGCGTGACAGAGACCTCGAAGCGAAGATGGGTGGCAGGCAGCGGCGGCAGTTCGATGTTGTCGCTCACGATCCGACCCTCCACAGCACGACGATCATCACCCCGAGCAGCCCGGGGCACAAGCCGCAGATCACGCCCCAGGACCAGCCGGCCCGGTAAGCGTCTTCGCACGGCTCGGGGAAGCGGCGCGGGCGCCGCAGGCTGCGACGCAGCCATGAGAAATCGATGATCACGGTTTCCTCCTTCTAGTCGTCGGCATACAGCCGGGGTTGAGCCAGATGCGCTTTGCGCGCCTTGCGTTTCGCCTTGATCTCGGCCTCGACCTGCAGGCCCTGATTGAGCAGGTAGACCAAGCGACGCGCATCCTGACCGGTGAGGCATTTCGCCTTGAAGACGCCGCCTCGATAGACTTGGTTCTCGGCGTGCACCTTGAATTGCGGCATGCTACTTTCCTCCTTTGCAGGACTTGAGGTACTTGCACCGCGCGCACGGCAGCGAGGCGAACGACTCGCGAGGCACGGCCCCGCGAGTCGCGTTCTCGATGGCCACGGCCATGTCCACGGACGGCGTGCGCCGGCCCGCGACGATGTGCTGCAGGTAGCGCACGGACGTGGGGATCTTGACGGCGACGGCGCGCAGTTGGTCGGGTGTGAGGTCGGCAAGATGTTTCATGAGGCCGCAATGTACCACTTGATAACTAACACCGCAAGGCGTAGGATCGAGGCTCCCCTGCTCGCCAGGCGCCAGGCATGAGGCGCTGACCCAACGAGCACGCGAGTAGGGCTTCTCGCGGGATCAGTGGAAACGCTGATCCCGCAATTTTTCACGTAAAAAAGTGCTTGACACGGTCGCGGTACCAGGTGGTACATTCATCCCCACACCGCAACGAAATCCTTTGAGGAGGACATCATGGAGACCACCGCTTTCGCTTCGCTCATCGCCTTCGCGCTGATCCTGATCGTGGCGTGCTTTGCCATAGGCAACCCCTGGATCGGCTTGGCGCTGCTGGTCGTCCTGGGCATGTTCGCCTACAACCACCTGAACGTGACACGCGGCTTCAGGCGCATCAAACTGTGGGGCCACCGCCGCCATCTGTCGATGATCGATCGCACGATCTTCGAGACGCGCGAGCAGATCGAAGAAGCGCTGTTCGACCATGACTTCATGCTGCACGCCGCCCATCAAGATTTCCTCGAGCATCTGTACGAGCAGCGGCGCGTGTGCATCGCCAAGATCCAACGGCTTGACTTCGAGCTGAGGCAATCGTGACCGTCGTCACGATCGAACAGGCGCGCCAGATCGCCTACGCCGCCAAGACGATCCACGTCAAGAAAAAGAAGCTGTCGCAGCGCTTGGCGTGGGGCGAGATCGACAAGGCGCGGCATCGTGAGATGCTCACCCGAGTCGAGACTGATTTCTGCAACCGGATCAACAAGATCCTCAACGACTGACCCCTCAACGGGGGAGCCGCGTCCGGACGAAACAGGCGGCGAACAGGTGAGAGCCGCCCTCCCCCACCATTTCCCCCAACCACGAAAGAGACCCCATGATCGAAGTCAAGATCAATTTCACGAGCATCGCCGAGGCGGCGCAGTTCTTTGCCTGCGTCACCGAGCCGGCGCGCAGCGGTGCGACGGCGCCCGGCATCGCCACCACGCTGTCACCGGAAGCCCAGCAGGCCGCGCGCGACAGCGTGGCCCAGGGCACGGCGGCCGGCGCCACGGGCAAGCCGGTCAAGGATCCCAAGCCGCCCAAGGAACCCAAGCCCGAGACCAAGGAACCCAAGCCCGAGACCAAGGAACCCAAGGCCGAGACCAAGACGCCCACGCAGGCCACGGCCGACGCGATCGTCGCCAGCAGCACGACTACGCTGCCCACCTACGCCGAGTCGGGCCTGTCCGAGCTGATCGCCAAGGCGCAGCTCAAGGACAAGGACGCCACCATCGCGGCCATCCGCGGCGCCGGCGGCGTCAACGACGAGGGCAAGACCAAGGGCTCGTCGGTGCCGCCCGAGAACTACGCCGACCTGGCCGCGCTGCTGGGCAAGATCATCGGCGACGACACGGCGCTGGACTGACCAACCGCGGGGCGCGAGCCCCGCTACAGGAGAAAACGAATCATGAAGCTGACCAACTACATGCGCGACGCGTTCATCCGTCGCGTGATGAACGACGTCCCGCAGATCGACTACGACGAGCGCATCCGCGCACTCACGCTCAAGATAGCCTTGGCTCTGGCGCCCCCGGCCGTCCGCAAACTGTGGGCCGACCCCGAGCAGCGTCGGTGGCTGAACACGAGCAGCGTCTTCGTCGGCTCGCGCAGCGTGATGATTCCCACGCCCGAAGCATACGACGCCCGCGAGACGCACAAGGAGGCGGTCAAGGCTGATGGCGCGCTCAAGGATCTGTGCGCTGTCGAGGCGTCGCAGGCCGAGCAGCGCAAGACGCTCGAAACCAAGTTGCGTAGCGTGGCCTACAGCGTCACCACGCGCAAGGCACTCGCCGATGCGCTGCCTGAGTTCGTCAAGTACCTGCCGCCCGACGAGGCCGCCGCGATCCGCACCCTGCCGGTCGTGGCCAACGTGGTCGCCGACTTCATCAAGGCTGGCTGGCCCAAGGACAAGGTCGCGGCGTGACCCGAACTGAGAACTACCAGCCGGCCATCGGCACCGGCGCGGCCAAGATCACGGCACGAGCCGATCGTGTTCACGCAGACCGAGACGTTCCATCTGATCAAGTTTCTGGCCGCCTGCGGCCGGTTACGCGACATCCTGAGTGCGGAGGGCTAACCCCATGAACACCTACCAACGTTTCGTGGCGCGGATCGAGGCCGAGTTCGACAAGCACTGCTACTACGAGCGCGCGAAGGAGTCGAGGCGCGGTGACGAGTTCATCGAAGACCAGATCAACTGCATGTCGCTGGCCGAAGCGCTTCGGCGCCTGTGCCGCGCCATCGATGAAGACGAGGAGAACCCGAATGACTGAAAAAACCCCCGCCGCGCACGCGCGGCTGTCCCCCAGCGGTTCCAAGCGCTGGTTCGCGTGCCCCGGCTCGCTGACCCTCGAAGCGCCGTTCCCGAACAAGTCCAACGAGTACAGCGACGACGGCACCGCGATGCATGACATCGCCGCGCGCGTGCTCACCGGCGACAAGGCCGCGGCCGACTTCATCGGCGAGTGGGTCGTGGTCAGCCACGGCGACGAGCCGGTGCGCAAGGTGCAGATCACCGAGGACATGGCCGATCTGGTGCAGGAGTACGTCGACATGGTGCGCCACGTGGCCGCCGGTCGCGAGCTGCACGTCGAGCAACGCGTCGAGTTCTCCAAGTTCGTCGACTTGCCCGACCAGTTCGGCACGGCCGACTTCATCATCGTGGCGCGCGAGCAGGGCGAGCTGATCGTGGGCGACCTCAAGACCGGCCACAAGCCGGTCTCCGTCGAGCGCAACTCGCAGGCCCTGACCTACGCGCTCGGGGCGCTGGGCGACATGTACGAGCGCGCGCAGACGGTCAAGGCGCAGACGATCAAGGCGCTGCGTGAGTGCGGAGAGGTGCTGGACGCAGCGAGCTGGGAGGACGACGATGACCTCGCCGGCTGACCGCATCGCCGACCTGCAGGCGCAGCTGAACGTCTCGCGCCGCGCGATTGCTGTCTACCAGGCCATCGTCAGGCGCGCGTGCGATAACCTGGTCATGCTGGGCCGCCAGGACATCGCCCGATCGCTCAACCACGATGCGATCAAGGAAGTCCAGACCATCCCCAACGCCCTACTACAGAAAGGAACCGACGATGACGACGATCTCGCCGGCTGAATACCGCGAGCGCGTGTTCGCGTGGGCCCGGGATCAGGGCCTCACGCAGATCCGCCTCGTGATCCACCAGCCCAAGGTCGCGGGCACGACCGAGTGGACGTGCTCGCTCGATGACCTGCGCGACTTCGCCGAGCTGCTGGAGATCAACGCTGGCCGCACGGTCGACGCCGAGAAGGCCTACAACACGATCCCGCTGGCGATCTGGTCGCAGAAGTACCTGAATCCCAAGCCCAACGACGAGGAGTGCGCGTTCTGCCGCGCGATGCCCACGTGCCCGAGCGTGCAGGGCAACCTGCAAAAGGCTTCGGAGTGCGACTTCGATGTCGTGGCCGACGACGAGATGGCGCCCGACCCAGCCCTGCTGCCGCCGGTCAAGCTGGCCACGGCCATGAAGATCGTGCCGCTCATGGAAGCCTGGTGCAAGGCCGTGCGAGCCGAGACCGAGCGCAACCTCATGGCCGGCCGCGAGATCCCCGGCTACGGCCTGGGGCTGGGCCGCCAGGGCAACCGCAAGTGGACGGACGAGGAGGCCATCGAGCACTACCTGCGCAAGACGATGCGGCTCAAGATCGAGGACGTCTACTCGTTCAAGCTGCGTTCGCCCACCCAGATCGAGAAGCTCACCAAGGGCAAGGACCCGGTCATCGGCCCCGTGCAGTGGGCCAAGCTGAGCGAGCGCGTCGTGCGCGACGACCCCAAGCCGAGTGTGATGCCCGAGTCGCAGATCAAGACGCGCTGGGTGCCGCCGCTGCTCTCAGACGAAGGATTCACCGCAACCCCGGGCGACGATTCGCTCGACTGACCAGGAGAGAACCATGAACCAACCCGTCACCGACGCCGAGATCCCGAACCGCGGCCCGCGCATCACGCCGGCCGACATCGAGGCCAACATCATCAGCGAGCACTACTTCACTGCGGCGCAGGGCGTCGATATGGCCGATCCGGAGATGACCGACGCCAAAATGCCGCAGGCGCTGAAGCTGCTCACCTTCTGCGTCCTCGTGCTGCGCAACGGCTTCACCGTCACCGGCGAGTCCGCGTGCGCCGCGCCCGAAAACTTCGACGCCGAGATCGGCAGGCGCATCGCGCGCCAGGCCGCCGTGGCCAAGATCTGGCCGCTCATGGGCTACGAGCTGCGCACGCGACTGGCCGATGATCGCGTCGCTGCGGACCTGTTCTCCAACATCTGATTTCCCCGCGCTACCCGGGCCCTCGCGCAGCCTGACAACCTTCCAACCACCTAACCTGAGAACCACCAAACCATGGCTGAAATCATCCTCAAGGACGTGCGACTGTCCTTTCCCGACCTGGGTGAGCCCAAGCGCTACCAGGACAACCCCGACGCGGCGCCGCGCTGGGGCGCCACGCTGCTCGTGCCGCAGGACTCCGAGCAGCACAAGGCCGTCGACAAGCTGATCCGCGCGGTGCTTACCGAGAAGTTCGCTTCGAAGTGCAAGGCCACCGCCAAGAAGTCGGCACAGCAGGTGCTCGATGACCTGATCGACGAGATCCTGGCCGACAAGAAGGCCACCTGCTGGGTCAACGGCGACAAGAAGCCCTACGACGGGTACGAAGGCAACATGGCGCTGACGGCCTACCGCTACGCCGACAAGGGCCGCCCGATCGTCATGGACAACGACAAGTCGCCGGTCTACGCGGCCGACAACGAGCTCATGCCGGGCAAGGGCGGCCGCATCTACGGCGGCTGCTACGTCAACGCCAAGGTCGAGATCTGGGCGCAGGACAACAAGAACGGCAAGGGCGTGCGCGCCACCCTGCAGGTGATCCAGCGCTCGCGCGCCGGCGATGCGTTCGGCGGCGGCGCGGCGCCGTCGGCCGACGGCTTCGAGGAAGTCGCCGAAGGCATCGAGGCCGACGACCTGGACTGAGTTCCACCAGGGAGGCGTGGGCCGGTGGTCGGCCCGGGGAAGTCCGAGACGCGAAAGCGGGGTAGGCATCCCATGCCCCGAAGGCCGGTTCGATTCCGGCCGCCTCCCACCTTTGAATTGTGAAGAGTCTTTACTCGAAAGGAAACGCTATGGACATCGATGACTTCCTTGCGCGCATGAAGCCGCAGAGCGATGAGTTCGACGCGCTCAACGCGCTCGTGAAGGCGTACCGCAACTTGCCGGCCGTCGTCGATGACGACTACCCGGCGTGCCGCCACGTCTATGAGGGCGCCGTGCGTACGTTCTTGGCCGCCTGCAAAGCCAACGGCAGGGGCGTGTGATGGCCAAGATCTACGTCGCCAGCAGCTGGCGCAACCAGTGGCAACCGGCCGTCGTCGACGCGTTGCGTCAGCACGGTCACCAGGTCTACGACTTCCGCAACCCGCCGAACAAGGCCGGGTTCGGCTGGGAACAGGTCGCGCTCGACATGGGCAACCGCCAGGTCGTCAAAGCCGAGGAACTGATCACGGCGCTCGAGCACCCACGCGCCAAGGAAGGCTTCGCGGCTGACCACGGCGCGATGGAGTGGGCCGACACGTTCGTCATGGTCCTGCCGTGCGGCAAGTCGGCGCACCTGGAACTCGGATGGGCGTGCGGCAAGGGCAAGCGCACGATCATCCTGTGGCAACTGCTGGACACGCCTGAGCTGATGTATCTGGAGGCCGACAAGATCGTGACGTCGATCCCCGAGCTGATCAAGACGCTGGCGCCACCTCGCGACAACACCAGCTGGATTGCGAACCCGGGGCTGCTGTGAGACGTATCCCCGACAGGCACACCGAGCGCGTGGCGCACCAGCGCTACTGGCGCGACCGCCGCGTGCTGCAGGAGCTGCAGACATCGGCCGAGGGCCTGCGCCTGCTGGCCGCCGACTGCGAGCCGCAGCGCGCGGAGCATTACACGGTGGCTGCGCAGTGCGCGGAGCTCGCGGCCAAGGCTTTCGAGGACGGGTGGCTGAAATGAACGACAAGCTCTATCCAGTGCTGCGTGAGTACGCGAAGCTCTACGTGAGCCTGTGGCCTCGTTCGGAGATGCACCATCTGCCCGAGATGGACGCGGCCGACAAGGCAGTAACCAAGGCGCTCGACATGCCTGACTGGTTCGCTGATTGCAGCCGGCTACGCAAGCTGCGCCACATCGTCACGTTTTACGACTCGGGTCGCGATGCTCCGCTGTACGTCGTCAACACGGCGACCGACGAGGTCACTCCGGCATGACCGAACGCAACTCGTTCCACGACCTGGAGACCCGGTCCCCGGTGCCGATCACCAACGGCTCGCATGCCTACGCCGAGAAAGCCGAGATCATGCTTTGGGCCTACGCAGGCGACGAGGGCGAGCCGCGAGTCTGGGACAGGCTCAACCGTACCGACAACTACCTGGACGAGCTCTCCGACTCGTGGGTCGAGGTTCCGTTGAACCACCAAGCCATGCCGGGGCACCTGTGTCACTTCATCAACGATGACGAGTGCCTGGTCTGGTTCCACAACGGCGGCATGTTCGACTTCGTCGTCATCGACAAGACGCTGCCCGTTGTCGGCCAGTCAATTCCGATGCACCGCCGCCGCGACACGATGGTCCAGGCCTATGCGCACTCGCTGCCTGGCGCACTGGACAAGCTCGGCGAGATCCTGAAGCTGGTCGACGGCGACCGCAAGCTCGACGAGGGCAAGAAGCTGATCCGCCTGTTCTGCATTCCCAAGGCCGACGGCACCTACAACGACAAGAAGTCGCACCCGGCTGAGTGGCAGCGCTTCATCGTCTACGCGGCGCGCGACATCACCACGATGCGCGCGGCGCACCGCAAGATGCCGACCTGGAACTACAAAACCGGCAAGCAGGTCGAGCTGTGGCACCTGCACCTGAAGATGAACTACGGCGGCGTGCGCATCGACCAGGAGCTCGCGGCCAAGGCCATCGAGGCCGCGGACAAGGCAAAGCGCGACATGGCCAAGCGCACCGTGGAACTGACCGACGGCGGCGTGGGCTCGACGACCCAGCGCGACCTGCTGCTCAAGTGGATCCTCGAGTCCCACGGCGTAGAGCTGCCCGACATGCGAGCCGACACCCTGGAGCGCCGGCTCGAGGATCCTGAGCTGCCCGACACGGTCAAGGAGCTGCTGCGCATCCGCCTGCGCGCGTCGATGAACTCGGCCACCAAGTACAAGACCGCGCTGCGCATCGTCAGCGCCGACGGACGGTTCCGCGGCGGCTCGCAGTTCCGCGGCGCGGGCCGCACCGGCCGCACCGGCCACCGCGCCATGCAGTACGGCAATATGCCGCGGCCGGCTTACTCGTGGAAGTTCATCGAGCAGGGCATCGCGGCGATCAAGGCCGGGTGCCTCGATCTCGTGGTCGAAAACGAGATGGAGATGCTCGCGTCCTCGGTGCGCGGCGTGATCGTGGCGAGCGAAGGCAACAAGCTGTGCATCGCCGACCTGTCCAACATCGAGGGCCGCATGGCCGCGTGGCTGGCCGGCGAGGACTGGAAGATCCAGGCCTTTCGCGACTTCGACACGATCATCCCGGGCGAGGTCGACAAAAAGGGCAAGCCCAAGCGCAAGGGCCTGGACCTGTACGTGCGCGCCTACATGGCCTCGTTCAACGTCGACCGGCTCTCCGACGACCCGCACGAGTACTACCTGCAGCGCCAGATCGGTAAGGTCGAGGAGCTGATGTTCCAGTACGGCGGCGGTGTCGGTGCCTGGATCACGGGAGCCGCGACCTACGGCATCGACCTGGTGGCCATGGCCGACGCCGTGCACGACACGATCGACCCCGAGGTGCTGGAGGCCGCGCGCGGCTTCCTGGACTGGCAGTACAGCCTGGTCGACGAGAAGCACGACATGATGGCGCGCAAGGCCGCGGGCGACGCTCAGCGGCTGGCCACGATCGAGGCCTCGCGCGAGACCGCCAAGGTCAAGGCCCGGTTCGGCCTGTCCGAAAAGGTGTTCGTGGTTTGCGATTCGCTCAAGCGCCTGTGGCGCGCCGCGCACCCGCGCATCTCGAGCTACTGGCCCGAGCTGGAAGAGACGATCCGCGAGGCCATCGCCAACCTGGGCGTCACGTTCCGTGCGCGCAAGCTCAAGATCCGCCGCGATGGCTCGTGGCTGCGCATCGGCCTGCCATCGGGCCGCGCGCTGTGCTACCCCGGCATCCACCTGACCAAGGACGGCAGCATCGCCTACACAGGGCAAAACCAGTATTCGAGAGCTTGGGGGGAAGTCCGCACCTACGGCGGCAAGATCTTCGAGAACGTTGTCCAGGCCGCAGCGTGTGACCAGTTCATGGAGGTGCTGCCCATGCTGGACGCCGAGGGTTACCTGGACATCGGTGGATTTGATGTCCATGACGAATGGGTGTGCGAGACGCCTGACGATGACCGTTTCAGCTCGCAACGTCTCGCTGAGATCATGGTGAGTCCACTGGACTGGAACGACGGCTTGCCGCTCGCCGCGGCAGGGTTCGAGACCTATCGCTACAGGAAGGACGATTGAGCCATGACGATCACCTGGATGGACCTAGAGGCCTTCGCCACGGCTCGCTGCAACGGCGACAGCCGGCTTGCCGTGAGTCTGAGAGACGGACTCGTCGGCAAGTTCATTGAACTGGAAAATCGGATTCGCGAAATCGAATTCGCCAAGCACCCAGAGGAAGGTGACAACTTCCAACGCTGGGTGCCGCGAGCCTACGCCGACCCCTACGCTCCAGGCCGCGCGTTCACAATCTACAACATGGAGGTCGCTTACGTGGCCGGCGGTAACCGTGTCGCGATGACGATGGCGCGCAAGCAATCCAGCCTCGATAGTCTGATTTCGGGTCTGGAAACGGCACTCACTGAGCTCAGGGCCTACCAGGAGCGGCAGACCGATGCGTGAGAACAAGATCGAGGGCCATCTCGTCGAGCGCGTGGGCGAGAAGCGTATCCGCAAGGTTGCGTGGATCGGCCGCGCCAAGGCGCCCGACCGGCTGGTGCTGCTGAACCCGGCGTTTTTCGCCGAGATCAAGCGCGACGACCTGCCGGGCAAGTTCCCTCGCGACGCGCACGAGCGCGCGCAGTGGCGCGAGCACGAGCGTATGCGCGCCGCCGGTCTGATCGTGCACGTGCTGGAATCGATCGAGGACGTCGACGACGTGCTGGAGGGCTACGTGCTGTGAGCCGCGTCTGGACGCCCCGTGACTACCACCCGATGATGGTGGGCCACATGCTCGACCACCCGCGCAACGCGGTCTGGGCCGGCATGGGCCTGGGCAAGACCTCGGGCACGCTGGCGCTGCTGGCCGGTCTCGACATGGCCGGTGAGCCTGGCCCGACGCTCGTGCTCGGGCCGCTGCGCGTCGCGCGCGATGTCTGGCCGGCCGAGGTCAGGAAGTGGGAGAACTTCGAGCACCTGAAAGTGCAGCCGGTCATCGGCACCGCCAGCGAGCGCATCGTGGCGCTGCGCAACGACAAGGCCGACATCTACACGATGAACTACGACAACCTGCCGTGGCTCGTCGATCATCTCGGCGACAACTGGCCGTTCCGCAACGTGATCGCCGACGAGGCGATCCGGCTCAAGAACTACCGCCCCAAGCAGGGCGGCAAGCGCACGCAAGCCCTGTCGCAGGTCGCCTTCACCAAGGTGCGCCGCTGGGTCAACCTGACCGGCGCGCCGGCGCCCAACGGCCTCAAGGACCTGTGGGGCCAGACCTGGTTCCTGGACCAGGGCAAGCGCCTGGGGCGCACCTACTCCGCGTTCGAGGAGCGTTGGTTCGGCTATCGCCGGGTGCGCGACGCGATCGACGCGCACAAGACCAACATCCAGACGGTCATTTTCGACCACTCGCAAGCCGAGATCGAGGCGCTGCTCAAGGACATCTGCCTGACCATCGACCCCAAGGACTGGTTCGACCTGGACGAGCCGATCTGCCGGCGCGTGGAGGTCGAGCTCCGGGGCGAGGCCTGGGCGCGCTATCGCGAGATGGAGCGCGACATGTTCACCGAGCTGGAGGGCAACGAGGTCGAGGCGTTCGCTGCGGCTGGCAAGACGATCAAGTGCCTGCAGCTGGCCAACGGCGCGGCCTACGTGGGCGAGGACAACGCGTCGTGGATCGAGACCCACGACGAGAAGATCGAGGCCCTGCGCTCGATCCTGGCCGAGGCCTGTGGCGAGCCGGTGCTGACGGCTTACCACTTCAAGCACGACTTGGCGCGTCTGCTCAAGGCCTTTCCCAAAGGCGCTGACCTGTCCACTCGCGAGGGCATGGCGCGCTTCATGGCCGGTGACGCCGAGGTCGGCTTCGGCCACCCGGCTAGCATGGGCCACGGCGTCGACGGTCTGCAGGCGCACTGCCGGATCGCGTGCTTCTGGGGGCACTGGTGGGACTATGACCAGCGCGAGCAGTTCATCGCGCGCGTCGGCCCCGTGCGCCAGATGCAGGCCGGCAAGACCGACCCATTCTTCATCTACGACATCGTCGCCAAGGACACGGTCGACGAACTCGTGCTGCAAAGGCACGCCACCAAGCGCTCGGTGCAGGACATCCTGCTCGAGGCCATGAAAAGGAAGATGTGATGATCGAGATTTCTGGACGCGTAGCGCCTACAGGCCAGGTCCTCCCGCTCCCGGCAACGCAGCCGCGCTGCGGATTCAGTCCAACCAACGGGAGCGTGCTGCACGAACCTGCACCTGTCGAGGTGCTGCGCCGCGATCGCTTCTACGCTGGCGGCTGGCAGTTCAATCCGTGGAATGGCCAACGTCGCGCTTACAACGACGTCGAAGCGGATCCGCAGTGTCGTGGCGTGTGGTGCGCGGATTGGGGTCCGATGCCGGTACAGGAGAACGCAATGGGTCACGTCCCCGAGAGCCAGCCTTGCGCCATCAACAACGTGTCGAAATCCATCGAAGCCGATCCGACAGGTCGCGGCGCGCACGACGCGGGTGCCAAGCTCGACGCTGGCAAGACGCGCGTCTGGCTGTGCGTCTCGGGCTTCTCCCAGGCCCTGGAACAGGTGGCGCTGGTCACGACCAAGGGCGCCGAGAAGTACGCGCCGAACAGCTGGATGGAAGTCCCGGATGGCGAATCGCGATACCTCGAAGCCGCGGCGCGACATCTTCTCGAGATCGGCAAGGGTAACGTCGTAGACGACGGGCCTGGTGGTACCGAGTGTCTGCATCTCGCGCAGGTGGCGTGGAACGTGCTCGCATCTCTTGAACTGCAACTTCGACATGGCGACGTGCGCAAGACACCCTGAACGCGTAGCGAAGGCCCGTGGACTCTGCGGGGCGTGCTATCACCGGCACCTGTGCGAGACCAATCCGGAGTACTACGCACGGGCGCTCGAACGTGCGCGCAAGGCGTGGCAAAAGAAGATTCAAGCTGGTACTACTGCCGCTGCAGACTTCAAAGCCGTTCGGCGAGATCGTGTATTACGGCATAGGTACGGGATCTCGACTACCGATTTCGAGGCCATTCTCGCTGCGCAAGGGGGTCAGTGCGCGATATGCCGTTGCGAACCAGGTGCACGCAGGTTCCATACAGACCACGATCACCGAACCGGCGCCGTGCGAGGCTTACTGTGTTCGAAGTGCAATATCGCCATGGGCGTGATAGACGAAGGGCCTGAGCGACTACGGCAACTTCTAGATTACGCGAAAGAAAAGCGTTGACAGCCCAGCGGCCGGCGGTACCATGTGGTACCAACGTCACCCGAAGGAGAGACGATCATGCGAGACATGCTGTTTGCGATGCCCTTAGGGCCGATGCCGGGCCTCAAGGCCGAGGTTCCGGTGCCGCCGGCGCCCGTCCATCCGATGAACCTGTGGAAGCCCGTCGAGGGCAACTCGCAGGTCCAGATCAACGGCCTGGGGCAGATGCGCACATGCCTGCCGGAGCCGGAATTCGTTGCCGTCGACACGGCGATGATGCTGGCCGACGAGCCGCGGAACCCGGTGCTCGAGAAGTTCGTCCAGGGCATGGTCGGTATCCAAGGTACCGGCATGATCGGCTTCGCGTCGACTGTCGGCAGCCCGCTGACACCCGTGAACTGCCCGTGCGACCAGTGCACTCTGCGCCGCTTCTACGCCGGGTGATGGACGCAGCAAAGCTCCTGGACTGGACGGGTTGCACGGCGGTCATCGCCGCCAGCGGCCCGTCGCTGACCGAAGCGCAATGCCTGGCCACGATGCAGCCGCACGTGCGCACGATCGCGGTCAACGCATCGTACCGGCGCGCGCAGGGCGCCTGGGTGGATCTGGTCTACATGGGCGACTACCAGGCGGTGAAGTACTACGCCGCGGACGTGCACAAGATGCGGCTCGAGCTGTGGACGTGCTCACGTCTGGGTGCCGAGCAGCACCAGGCCAGCTACGTCCAGGGCCTGACGCAAGAGGGCCTGGGCCGCCGCGGTGTGGCCATGAACGGCAACTCGGGCGCGCAGGCCGTGAATCTGGCGTTCCTGTTCGGCGCGCGCAAGATCGTCCTGATCGGGTTCGACATGAAGGCCGCGCCGGATGGTCGGCGCCACTGGCACGACGAGCACCCCAAGCCGCTGCTGCAAGTCTCGCAGTTCGGGGAGTGGCTGCATAAAGCAAACGCCCTGGCCGACGATCTTCGGGCCGCGGGATGCGACGTTGTCAACTGCAGCATCGAGACGGCGCTCACGTGCTTCCGGTGCGGCGATCTCGAGGAGGAACTCGCATGCCGCGCGCCTACCTGAAGATCCGGCCGGAGCCGTTCTACCGGCGCGACGCCTTCGAGCAAGGCCTCAAACGTCTCGGCTATACATTCGAGTCGCGGCTGTTCCGACCGGAGTCGCGCGACGACCTGTACATCGCGTGGAACGTGAAGGCCGGCTCCGAGGAGCAGGACGCACTGTGGTTCGAACGATGCGGAGGCACGTTCATCACGACGGAAAACGGTTATCTGCAAAAGGTCGACAAGACGCACTATGCCATCTCGACGCACGGGCACAATGGCAGTGGCTGGTTCCCGTGGGATCCGCGCGAGGACCGGTTCAGCCGCCTGGGCTTTCCGATCCACGAGCGCCGACACTTCGGCGGCCAGGGCACCATCGTGATCGGACAGCGCGGCATCGGCTCGTCGCTCATGCGCAGCCCGCCGGGCTGGGGCGAGCGCACCGCGCGCTCGTGCAACGGCCGTCTGCGCGTGCACCCGGGCGTGACCAAGCCCAGGGTGGCGATTGCTGACGACTTGGCGCGCGCCGACACGTGCATGATCTGGAGTTCGGCGTGCGGCGTGCTCGCGCTCACGATGGGCCTGGTCGTCACCTACAGCGCGCCGCGCTGGATCTGCGAGGGCGGCGCTGGGCTCGTCTCCGACGAGGAAAAGCGCATCGCGCTGCACCGCATGGCCCACGCACAGTGGGCGGTTTCCGAGATCGCTGCTGGCGAGCCTTTCGCTCGGATGCGAGAAGAGAACTGGGGGCCGACGTGGCCTTGATCGCGATTCCTGTCCCGGGCAAGGCCAAGAGCAAGATGCTTTGCGAGGCGTTCATCGCGGGCGCGCCGCGCGAAGCCAAAGGCTTCGTGCTTTACGGCGTAAAAGCCAGCAACGCCGAAGCTTATCGCGCGATGCGACGGAGCGGCGCGGATTTCTACGCAATTGACAATAGCTACTACGACCAGACCCGCGGCACAATGTTCCGAGTCACGAAGAACGCGTTCCAGTGCACGGCTCGGCTCGATGACGAGACTGATCTGCAGCGGCTGTGGGGCTTGGTCGGCGCAGAGGTCGAGCCGCTGGTCGATCGCCCGAAGGGCTACACGCTGATCGTGGAGCAGTCACCCGATCACATGGACTACGTGGCCGAGGACGCGAGCCAGTTCTACGCGCTGTGCAAGTATCTGCGCGCCAAGCACAAGACGCGCACGCGCGAGTGGCACGCCAATAAGCCCACGCTCATGGCCACGCTGGCTGCCGACCTGGCCGGCGCCAACCACGTCGTGACGCACTCCAGCGCCGCCGGCGTGATGGCCGTGATGGCCGGCATCCCGGTCAGCTGCAGTCCGTTCTGCGTGGCCTACGGTGATCGGCTGTGGGACGATCGGTTGCACTGGGCGGGCGTGCTCGCCGACAATCAGTTCAGTTTGAATGAGATGAAGGATGGCACCGCATGGCAGCAGGTAAACCGCTGACGCCCTGGTTCGGCCACGACCGGACCCTTGCGCAGCAGATGATGGGCCTGGACCGGCTGTTCGCCCAGGTCGAGGGCAAGACCGTGCTCGACGTCGGCTGTGCCGAGGGGCTGCTCTCGATCGAGTGCGCCAAGTCGGGTGCGGCATTCGTGCGCGGTGTCGAGATCCGTGAACAGGCCGTCAAGGACGCCGCTTCGCGGTGGCAAGACAACTCGAATTTCATCTACGATCGCCACGTGCGTTTCGTGCTCGGCGATGCCAACGTCTACACGCCGACCCAGGACTACGACATCGTCCTGCTGCTGGCGGTGCTGCACAAGCTCAAGAATCCGACGGCCGCGTGCGCACGCATCGTGGCCTCCGCCACCGACCTCGTCGTGATCCGCCTGCCGCCCGAGCACGCGCCCACGATCATCGACGAGCGCTCGGGGAGCGAGCCGCACCACATCGGCGACGTGATGCTCAAGGCCGGGTTCGACCTGGAGCTGGCCACCAACGACGGCCCGTTCGGTGAGTGGGTCGGCTACTACCGGAGGCGCAAGTGAACAAGCTCGTCCCTCTCTACCGCGACATGGCCAAGGGCGGCCTGTACTTCCGCGGCCTGTCGATCCTGCAGCACAAGTCGCAGATCGCCGAGATCATCCGCGAGCACGACGCGCGTTCGCTGCTGGACTACGGCTGCGGTGCCGGCGACGCCTACCACGCGCCACACGAGGTCTGGAAAGCCTGGGGCATCTCCAAGCTCAAGATCCGGCTGTACGACCCGGCGTTCCCGCACTGGCGCCACACGATCACCGAGCGCTACGACGGCGTGCTGTGCTCGGACGTCCTGGAACACGTGCCCGAGGACGAGGTCGACGAGACCGTGCGCACGCTGTTCCGGCACGCGCGCAAGTTCGTCTGGGCCTCGGTGTGCTCGCGCCCGGCCGGCAAGACGTTCCCCGACGGCACCAACCTGCACGTGACCCAGAAGCCGCTACAGTGGTGGGAGGACACGTTCAGGGAGCACGCTGACGGCAAGCCCTTCTACCTGATGGAGACGCCGTGAAGCCGCTTTACATTTTCGACCTGGATGGCACGCTCGCCGACATCGAGCACCGCAAGCACCACATCATGGGCGCGGTCAAGGACTGGCCTGCGTTCTTCGCGGCCTGCAAAGACGACAAGCCGATCGAAGCCACGATCGCGACGCTGAACGCGTTGCGTACCGCTGGCGCGGAAACTTGGATCTGGACAGGCCGTAGCGACGAAGTACGCGCACAAACCATCGAGTGGCTGTGCAAGAACCACTGCTTCGGTCGATCCGTCGGTACGCTACCGCGGTGGCCGTTCGCGGCGCCCGAGCGCTTCATGATGCGCAAAGCGGGTGACCACCGGCCCGACCACGAACTCAAGTCCGAATGGCTCGCGCAAATCGAACCGCCAGAGTACAAGCGACTTACCGCGGTGTTCGAGGATCGTGATCGCGTCGTGCAGATGTGGCGCGCAGCTGGTGTACCGTGCTTCCAAGTCGCGCCGGGGGCGTTCTGATGGCCCGCCAGTTCGAGGCGATCACGACGTGCAGCGTCGACGGCTGGAACGCCTACGGCGCGCGCATGACGCGTGCTTTCCGGCACTACTGGCCCGCCGAGGTGCCCCTGACGCTCTACACCGAAGGGGACTTCACACCCGTGCTGGCGAGCATCGATGCCCCGTGCAGGTTGCCGCAGTGGCTGTTCGACTTCAAGGAGCGCCACCGCAAGAACGGCAAGGCTCACGGCAAGATGGCCAACACGGCCTACAACTTCCGGTTCGACGCCGTGCGCTTCGCCCACAAGACGGCCGCCGTGATCGACGCGGCCGAGCGCAGCGAGCGCGACCTGCTGATCTGGATCGACGCCGACACGGTCACGCACTCGCAGGTCACGATCGAGTTCCTGCGCGAGCTCGCGCCCGGCGCCGCGCACGTCATCTCGTGGCTCGATCGGCAATTCAAGTATCCCGAGTGCGGCTTCTACATCCTGAACCTGCGCAACCCCGAGACCATGGCGCTGATCCGCGAGTGGAAGGCGCTGTACACGAGCGACCTGCTGTTCCACCTGCCCGAGTGGCACGACAGCTACGTGCTCGAGACGCTCATCAAGAAGATGCACCTGGGCCGCAAGTCGATCAGCGGGCCGGTGGGCTACCTGACCAGCCATCCGTTCATCAACAGCCCGTTGGGCGCCGTCATGGACCACATGAAGGGCGACCGCAAGACCAAGGGCATCTCGCGCGCGAGCGACCTCAAGGCGCCGCGCAGCGAGGACTACTGGAAAGGCGTGAAGCGATGAATTTCGGTGAGTACGCGTTGCTGGGGTGGACACGCGAGGAGTGGCTAATCGCCGTGCGCTGGGCGGAAGAGCGGGGCACGGTCTATCCGCCTACCTTGCAAGGCGGCTCAGAGCTCCAAGACGCATGGCGTCGCGCGCACGAGCCGCCTCCGAAGCCCGAGGAAATCTGGTTCGCGCGATTTCGAAAGGCACTGGCATGAGAGTCATCATCGGCCACGACAGCCGCGAGCCCGAGGCCACGCGCGTGGCGCTGGCATCGCTGCGCAAGTTCGGGATCGAGGGCGAGGTGCTGGACACGCAGCGGCTGCGCGACCAGGGCCTGTTCTGGCGCGCCGAGGATGTGCGCGGCGGCCAGCGCTACGACTTCACGAGCCAGGCGCCGTGCGCCACCGAGTTCTCGAACTCGCGCTTCCTGACGCCGATCATCGGCACGGGCCTCACGCTGTTCGTCGACGCCGACGTGGTGTTTCTCGACGACCCGCGGCACATGATCGACATCGTCAACTTGCGCAACGCGGTGAACGTCGTCAAGCACGGCTACGTGCCCAAGACCCTCATGAAGATGGACAGTCAGGCCCAGACCGTCTACGGCCGCAAAAACTGGTCGAGCGTGATGCTGTTCAACTGCGACCATCCGGCCAACCGCCGCCTGTCGCTGCGTGACGTCAACGAGCGACCGGGACGCGACCTGCACCAGTTCTACTGGCTGGCCGACGAGGAGATCGGTGACCTGTGGCGTGGCTGGAACTGGCTCGTGGGCGAGCAGGCGCGGCCGCAGCCCACCGGCATTGCGCACTTCACCCTCGGCGGCCCGTTCACGCCAGGCTGGATCGGCGCCGAGCACGACGAGATCTGGCTGGAGGCGGCGAAGTGAGCGACTACACGCGCTGGTGTAGCCGCAATCTCTTCGTCACGCCGATCTATTACGCCCTCGTGATCAGCGAGGAGGCCTACTACGAAGAGTGCGCGAATTCGAAGATCTCGCGCATGGAGGCGGGCACTTGGCTGCAGCACGCGGACAGCCACGCGACGACCACTTTTCTGGCTGACGCCGACGGTGACCTGTTCGCGATCGTGTCGCTGAATCCTGCGAAGGCACAAGGCCGCACCGCGATCCAGGTCGCGGGACTCCTGGTGCACGAGGCCGTGCACATCTTCCAGCGCACCTGCGATCGCATCGGCGAGGTCAACCCAAGTTCAGAGTTCGAGGCCTACTCGATCCAGTGGATTGCCCAGGAGCTGATGGAGCAGTACAGTGCGCAGGTTGTGAAACCGTCGCTCGGAGGCTGATCCATGGCCAAGCTCACCACCAAAGCGCGCAAGGCGCTGCCCAAGTCCAGCTTCGGGGAGCCCGGCAAGCGGGCGTACCCGATGCCGGATAAGAGTCACGCCGCCAATGCGAAGGCCCGTGCTTCGCAGGCGGTCAACGCGGGCCGCATGAGCCCGTCCACCGAGTCCAAGATCGACGCGAAGGCGAACAAGATCCTGGGCAAGTCGAAAGGCAAGCGATGAAGAAAGCACTCCCGACCCAAGCCGCCACCGGCAAGGCGATGCCTCCGGGCGCCGGCGCCAAGAAGGGCGGTCCGAAGATGCCCGTGGCCAAGGCCGTGCCGCCCAAGGTCAAGGGCAAGAAGTAAGGCCCCGAGCCCACAAAAGAAAACGCCACCCTCAGGTGGCGTTTTTCATGGGCGCGGCGCCGTCATTCCTCGCCGGGGCCACCACCGCCGGCGACCACCGGCTCGGGTTCGGGCTCGCCCGTGACGGCCTCGATGTCCGCACGCGGTGCGCCGGCGTTGCGCGCGAGCTGGCGCAACCGGTCGTGCTTGGAGGCGGCACCGGCGTGCGCGGTCTCGAGCGCGTGGATCCGGGCCTTCTGGTCCGCGACGACCTGGCCCGTGGCGGTCAGCTGGGCTTGCAGCTCGGTGATCTGGGCGCCATCGCTGGTGGTCTGGTCGCGCAGGTTCGCGATCGTCTGGGCGTCGGTCTTGGCCTGCAGGTGCAGGGTTGCGATCGCGCTCTCGTGGTTGGCCACGTGCGCCTGCAGGGCGGCGACCGTGCCTTCCAGGTTCGTGATCGTGGCGTCGCGCGGATCGGCTTCGACCGGCGCGTGGGCCGAGCTGTCCTGGGTGTCGTCGGTCATGGAGATCCTTTCGTCAGGGCGTCGTAGTCGGTGACGCAGAGTTGGCCTCCGGTGCGGAGGCAGTCGGCATATTCGGCGAGATCCCGAGCCACGTCAACAGCCCGGAGGTACAGGTCGGTTGACACACAGGCGGAACCGGGCACGCTTGCGGGCGTGCTCGCGCAGGCAGCGGTGGCGCTGCCTGCAGCGGCTGGACGGACGGTGCGGGCAGCGTCGTGCAGGCGCTGCACGCCAACGTCAAGAGCACGAGCACCAGCGGCGCGTGCGGTGTCGATTCGAGTCGCTTCATCGGCGGCCTCCCGTTGGGTCTGGGCTTGCGCGTCGCGCGCAGCCTGGTTGGCGGCCGCCTGACGCGCGTCGGCCTCGTGCTGCTCGGCTTGCGCGGCTTCGCGCGCCTGCTGGGTCACGTGGTGGTGCCACCAAGCGTAGCCGCCCAGCAGCGTCAGCACCAGCGCAGCGATGCCGATGAGCCGGAGCTCCAGGCCGGTGATCACGACTTCGTGTCGGTGCCCGAGAGCATCGCCGCGGCGTGTGCGCGCATCGCATCCTTGCGTGCCATGGCGGCCGTGGCCTGCGCGATCTTGGCCTGCTCGCCCGACTTGTCGGTGGCCCACGCCACGACGCGTGTGAGCGCGTTGACGGCATCGGCTTCGGCGGCTGCCTCGAGGTCGATGGCCTCGTCACGGACAACGCCCACAACCGACTTGACGGTGGCCGCCGGCCACTTCACGTGGACAAAATGCACCACAAGGGCGACGACGACCGCCACGGCGATCAGGAGCAGGATGACGTTGGTCGAGTCCATTCAGGTACCTTTCAGGTTCACTGCCACTGTCCGGTCTCGATCTGGCGCGCCATGCGCCTGGCCCGACCGGGAGTTTGCTTGGCCCAGAGACTCGCCAGCATGCCGCCGGCGGCGTCGTTCCAGCGTCCGTCGCGCATCGCGGCGAGCGTGTTGACGAACGGGAGCAGTCGTGCACCCATCTGGAAGGCCATGCCCGCCAGGACGGCGTAGCGTGGCGCGTCGGCCTTCAACTGCTCCGACCAGGGAAAGTGCGTTGCGCAGAAGCTCATCGCGTGCGCGATGTCGGTATCGAGCTGGCTGTCGGCCTGCTCCTGCGTCCAAACGAGACCGGGGTGCACATCAGGGCCGGTGTGACCCCAGCCGATGGTCCAGGGATCGCCGTGCGAGACGGGATCCGGATACGCCGTTAGGACGCAACTTTCCTCGCGTTGGAGCATCGAGCGCAGATCACGGGCCATGGCGGCGTTCCTGACGTTTCTGCCAGGCCCGGCTCTCGGCTTCGAGCACCTTCGCGAACTGGAACCGGGCAAACCAGGGCGCGCCGAACTGCCGCCACAATACGCCGATACCGATCAGTAGGCAACCGTACACCATGACCACGAAGGCGCGGTAGATGTAGGCCGAGTCATCGAGCGAGGCGCCGCAGGCGCACAGCACCAGGAACAAGCCTGTGGTAGGCAGCACACCGGTGTGGATCTGCGGGGAGAGGATGGTCCAGAGGCACAGGCCTGCCAGAACGGCGATGGCGATGGAGATCATCTTTCAGGCCCCTTTGTTGCGCGACAACCAGCTCGAAATGATGGCGCCGAACTGGGTCTGGCGGATGCCGTCGATGATAGCGGCGAACGCCACCAGGCCCGCCGCGCCGAGCGCGAAGGTGATACCAGCTGCAACACGCACCGAGGTGATGTGCAGGTAGTCGACCATGGCCGGGCCGATGTAGATGGCAAGCAGCGCGCCCATCAACAGGTTGCCCCAGCGCTCCTTGACGCTCGTGCCGGGGATGGCCTTCAGGCCGAGGATCGCGCCGGCTAGCGCCGCGAGGTAGGTGTTGCCGGCGATCAGGTCCGGATCGGGACTGCTCATTTCAGGTCTCCCTTGACTCGAGTCACCAGGATCGCTGCGACGACGATCCCAAGCATCGAAAGCGGCCAGTGCGTGACATCGCTGCACAGGCCGTTCCACGGCGAGCCGGTTGGGGAGGCGGGAAACCCGGCCGAGAGACGACAGACTGCCGTTTCGGTTTCCTCTGTGGCGCCCCATGCGCATACAGGCCAGAGTATAGGTTGCAGCCGCCAGATCACGGCAAACAGAATCGCGCCCTCGAACCCGCGCAGTACGTAGAAGACGCCCTTGGCTTGGCCGGCAAGCGACGGGATCAGCGCGCACAACGGGTCGTAGCCGTAGTGCGTGACGCAGATCGTCAGAAGCAGCAGAGCCGCTAGGCGCGGAGTCTGCGTCATTTCTTTTCGACGAACTTGCCGTCGTCCGCGCGCGGATGCTGCTTCTCGAATTCGGCCTTGCGCGCCGCTTCGGCTACGGGGTCTTGGGCGGTCTGTCCGTCGGCAGCAGCTTGGTGACCGTCGGCTCCGGGCGCTGCAGCGCCGTCGGACCCGGCTGGCTTGTCAGCGGCGCCAGTTGCCCCGCCGGGCTCAGCGGGTTTGGCCGCAGCGCTTTGGCTGCCTTGAGCAGCAGGCTGGACTTCATTCGCATGTTGCTTCCCCTTGGCGAGCACGCGGTCGACAACCTTGTCGAAAGCGCGCGGGTTGTGGTTGTGCTGCACCGCAGCGGCTTCGATCGTCTCGGGATCGATGTCGTGGGCCTGGCGCGTGAGGATCGCGCGATGGGCTTCGGAGTCGTTGCCGATGCCGTGCGCCTTGCGCCACTCCACCGCGTCCTCGTATTGGATTTGCGGGAGCGCATCCTTGGCGGCCTGGGCCTTCTTTTCGGCCGCGGCCGCCTTGTCGGCCGCGGCCGCATCCTCGGTTGCCTTGGTCTGCGCGGCGCGCGCGGCGACGGCGCCCGGCTCGTTCATCGCGGCGTTGCCGGCCTCGGTGGCCGCGGTCTCGCCCGGGCGGCCCGAGACCATCACCGGCGCCGTGTCGGGCTCGGTGATCTCGTGCGGGAAGCTCAGCTCAGGCACCTCGCGCTCGCCGCGCGAGGGCGCGGCCGGGAAGTCTTCTTGCGGCAATGCGCGCAGGTCGGACACGGGCGGAGCGGCCGGCACGGTCGTCTGCGGCGGCTGGAACTCCGGCGTCGACAGGTCGTAGTCGGCGAACGTCGTGGCGCGCGGTGGCGCGCCGGTGCCGCCTGCGGCCCGCTGCGACGTGCCCAGGTCTTCGCGAGCCTGCGGCTGATCACCGACCAGAGCCTGCCCTTCCGGGGTCACGGGGACCGGCTCCGGACTGATCTTGGGCTCGTAGGTCAGCATGAGCGGCTTGGTGGGCGCACCGGCGGCCGGTGCCGGCGGCGCGGCCTTCTTGGGCACGAGTCGTTCGGTCACGCGGCCCGCGGCGCGGTTATAGACCTGGCCGGCGGCGGCCTTGGGCACCGCGGTGAGCATCTTCTCCACGCCCGAGGCCACGACGCCTTCAGGCTTGTGGGTGTTGTCCAGCAGCTTGCCGACCTTGGCCAGGTCGCCGATCGGACCGCCGGCGTTGGCCGCCATGTAGCCCTTGCCGGTGCGCGTGGCATTGACGCGCGACATGAGCGAGCCCGGCTGCACCAGGCCGTCGATCGTCTTGCCGATGTCGGGCGCCACGAGCTTGCCATAGGCGTAGCGCCGGCGCGCGTCGGTGAGCGCCTGCACCTGGGCCGGATCCTTGGCCGCGACCTGCTTTTCGAGGATGTCGCGGCCGGCCTCCTGCAGATCCGACAGCGCGCCGGCGAGCTCCGAGTCGGTCGTGCGGCGGATCCGCGTGCCCAGGTTGGAGTCCCAGTTCTGGTAGGCGTCACCCGAGATCTTGCCATCGGCATCTGCTTTTTCCAGCAGATCCTCGATCAGGTTGGGCACGATGCGCGGCACGTCGCCGGCGCCCGTGCGCGCGGCATCACGCGCATGCGATTCCAGCGCGCTGGCCAGGTCGGCCGAGGGCAGGTCGGTCGAGCGCGCGATGTCGCCGATCGTCTTGCCGGACTTGTCCATCGCGTCAGCTAGCACTTCGGGCGTCAGGCGCGCCGCGGTGCTGTCCGGATCGATCAGGCTGATCACGTTCTTGGTGAACGCTTCCTTGTTCGCGGCCTCGAGCGCGTGGCCGCCACCGCCCGTCGCCTCGCTCAGCGCCTGGCCGCCGGACTTGGCCGTGCCGGGCTGGTAGAGGCGGTCCGGCGGGATCGTCATTTCGTGCGGGAACTGCTCGGCCAGCTGCGCGGTCTTGACGAGTTCGGGATCGGGCTTGCCCATCGCCTTGGCGATGCCGCCAGCCACGGCGTCCTTGGCGCCCTCGGCCACGCCCTTGCCGACGAACCGCGCGATTGGCTTGGCGTTGGCGGCGACCTGACGCACGGTGCCCTCGACAGCCTGGCCGGCAGGGGACGCGCGCGCCATCGTGACCGCAGCCGGCAGGCTGGCGATGCCTGCGTTCATCTCTGGCGTCGGTCCGGTCGGGTACGCATTGGCCAGCGTCTGCAGAGCGCCCATCGCGCTCTTGGTGTACTGCTCGCCGGTGTCCGTGTTGGGGATCTGGTAGCCCGAGTTCAGCGCGCCCACGACCTGCTGCGCGCCCTGCTGGCCCGCCTCATTGATCGCATCGACTGGGCGCGGTGCCTCGCCAGACGCCCACTGTCGCGGCCGGTTGTCGCCGGTCACGGCCAGCACGCGCGGGTCGTCCGGCTGCACGCCGCCGGTCAGCTTGGTGTGCAGCGCGCCGGCCATGCCGCCGAGCGTGCCTGCGACCTGGCCGCTGTAGCCGCCGATGCTGTCCAGAGTGCCCGAGGCCACACGCAGGCCGGCCTGCACGGCGCCGACGACGCTGTCCAGGAAGCCACCCCCGGCCGGTGGCGCGGCGGCAGGTTGCGTCGCTGGCGCGGCAGGTTGCGCTGGCGCATCCTTGAGCCACGGGGCCGCGGAAGCGGCAGGAGGGTCGTTGTCCCACGGGTTCATTGCTTGATCCGGGCCACGCCGTTCGGGTCGATGTAATGCGCGCCCGGGGGCAGTGCGGCGTAGCCGGCCGCATCACGAATCTGCACAGGGCTGCCAGCGGGCGCGGGTGCCGGCGCAGCGCCGGGCCGCGTCGGCACGCCGGCCGGGGCTGCGGGCGCAGCCGGAGCCGCCCCCAGCGCCGCGCCGACGCCGCCTTGCGGCTTGCCCAGCGCCGACAGCTGGCCCTTGATGCTGGACAGCGTCTCGTTGCCTTGCGCCAGGCCGTTCTGGGCTTCCTGGCGCATGACTTGGATCGTGCCACGGATCTGGCTGGGCGACAGGTTCAGGCCCGCCAGCCGGTCGCCGGTGTTCTGCGCCGAGACGGCCAGCTGACCGTTGGACATCGGGCCGACCAGCACGCGCTGGTGCTCGCGCGCCAAGCCCGTGAGCGCGACATCCAGGTTGTGCGCGTCGACCGAGCCCAGGGCTTCCCGGATCTTGTTGTAGGGCGCGTTGAATAGCGGGCCGCCCTCGGTGGCGCCGCCCTTGGCCAGCAGCGACTCGACGAGTGCGGCCTGACGATCCAGTGTGCCATTGAGCTGCTGCACCGCGGTGACGTACTTCGTGCGGTCGGCCAGCGTCTTGGTCAGTGCGACATTGGTGGCCTTGTTCGTGCCGACGTCCTGTGGCGACAGGCCCAGCTCGCTGGCCATCTGCGGGATGCGGTCCTTGACAGCCGAGATCAGGCGTTGACCGACCTGACCGCGCGCGAGGCCGACTTGCCAGGAGTTGTCGCCCGCGAGCGACTGCGTGGCGTAGAAATCCACCGTCTGCGGGCTGATGCCGCCGATCGGGTTGCCGTGCGCGTCGACGCCAGGCGAGCCCTTGCCCAGCTGCACCGCGTCGTTGTACTGGTGGACCAGCGTCATGATGTGCGCGCGCTGGTTGTCCTTCATCGAGATGTCCTTGGCCGTCGACGGATCGGCGGCCACCATCTGCACCAGGCGCTGGTCTTCCTTGCCCAGCGTCTTGAGGAACTGGTCGCCCGTCAGCGGCACGCCGCTGGTGCTGATCGCCTGGCCGGTGCCGCCCACGGCGCCCGGCGCGCCGCTACCCGGCACGGCGATGCGCGCGCCCGGGCTGTACTTGGTGGGCTGCTTGGTCACGCCCGTGGCCTGCAGCGTGCGCAGCGCGGTCTGCAGATCCGGCGCCGAGCCGTCCTGGACCATCTGGTAGGCCGCGTCCATGGTCTGGGCCACGACGCCCTTGGTCATCGGCGGCCGCGGCAGCGCGCCTAGGTCGATCATGCGCGAGACGGCCTCGTCGCGGTCGGTGATGCCGGCGGCCTTCATGTAGGCCTTGATCTGGTTTTCCTTGACGATCGCCGGGTTGGCCGCGTCGGTCTGGTTCTGGTAGGCGTCCAGGTAGGCCTGCACGCGCGGGTCGGCCGCGCCTTCCTGCAGCTTGGCCTGCACCTCGGGATGCGCGGCGGCCGTCACCAGCGTGCTGAGTGCGCCGACATGGTTGACCGCATCGCCTACCGAGACTGCCGAAACGGGGTCGTTCGGGTCCGTGCTGCGGTTCTGCGTGAGCGGAGCGTGGTAGGTCAGCGGCTGACCGTCCGGGCCCTTGAGGTCGGTCGTGATCTGCAGGCGCGGGATCACCTTGTCGGTGTGGATAGATCCGTCGGCGCTGGCGGCCGGGTCCAGACCCACGATCGACTTGCCTGTGATCGTGCCGCCGTAGGCGCTGGGCGTGCCCACGCCCTGAGCCAGCTGCGGCCCGAAGATACCGTTCAGGCCCTGGATCGTCAGGCCGTTGTTGCCGGTCTGCATGCCGGCCTGCCAGTCGTTGACGTGCTGGCGCACCTGCGCGAGCTCGCCAGGTGGCCGTTTCGTGGCGCTGGCCACCATGAGGGCGAAATCGCCAGGGGCGACGTCGTCGAAGCTCATCTGGCCGGCGTGCAGCTTCGAGGCGATGTTCTGCACGTGCTGGTCGGTGTCGGTGACGAGCTTTTGCGCCGGCGTGACGGCGCTCGTCGTGGGCGAGGCCACGGCGGCTGCGGCCGGCGCACCACCGGCGATTGCCGGGCTCGGCGCCGATGCGGTGTCGCCACCCATGGACGTGTCCAGCGGCGCGGCGCCGCCTGCAGGGCCGCGGGAAGGGCCCAGGCCCGTCCCGCCGACCGGAGAAGCCGCTACCGGCGCCACGGGAGCGGCCACGGCCGCCTGCACGGCGCCCTGGTCCACCGGCGGGGCGGTCGGGGCGGTGGGCATCGCCGACGCATCCGGGCGCGGCGCGGGCGCGGTCACGCCGGTGCCCACGGGCGCGAGCCGCCCGGTCGTCGCGATCTGCTGTTGCGCGTCCTCGAGCTGCACGGCCAGCCGCGCGCGCTCCTGCATCACGGGCGAGTTGTGGTCCAGCGGGTGGCCGGCGGTCGCGGCATCCTTGGCCAGCTTCTCGAGCGCGGCCTGGCGCGCCTCCATGGCCTGCACGCGCGCGGCGTCCTGCATGCGACCGTAGCGGTCGTCTTCCTGCTTGCGCAGGCGATCCTCGCCCTCCTGCCGGCGCTTCGATTCGATGTCGAACTCGCGCTTGTGCTCCTGGGCCGCGTCCGATTCCAGACCCATCTGCCAGCCACTGCGCAGGCCCTCCGCGATTGCACCACCGACGCCGAGCGGCATGTCGTTCTCCTAGAAAAGCCGGCTGCCGAGGGCGCCGACCAGACCGCCGATCAAGGTGCCCCACGGCCCCGCGGCGCTGCCGAACTCGGCGCCCGCGATCGCGCCGCCGGCCATGCCGCCCACCGTGGCGCCCAGTTGCGCGTTGCCGGCCTTGCGCTGCGCCTCGATTTCCGTGTTCTGTGCGTTGCGCTTGGCCTCCTCGCTGGCGGCCTCGCCGTACAGATCCATCGCCTGTTTCTGTTCGTTGATCCCGTAGGACGCGAGCGAGGCACCGACACCGTAACTCCGGGCCATGTTCAGACTCCCAGGCCGGCGGCCTGTTGGGCGATCGACGAGGTCGTCGGCGCCGGATTGCCAAGGATCGATTGCTGGTTCCCGATCGTCAGATCGCGAGCCGTGTTCTGCGCCTGCACGCTGGCCAGCGCGTGCGACAGGCCCGTGGCCCGCGTCGTCGCAGCTTGCTCAGACGGATCCAGCGCGATGCCCATGCCCTGGAGCTTGCGTGCCTGCTGACCGGCCTGCGTGCTGTAGGCGTTGTCCACGTCGGTGCGCGCCTCTTGCATGGCCTGCCCCGGTAGCGACTTGTCGGTCGCGTACTGGATCAGCTGGTTTTCGATCGGCTGGAACACGTTGACGTAGTTCGCCCACTGCTCGCGCGTGAGATTGGCATAGATGTCACTGGCCGTCGTCGCGGGGGGCGGAGGCGGCGGACCGGAGATCCCCGTCTTGATGGAGCCCACCCCTTCGGTGATCCCCTTGAACGGATTCTTGAACGACCCGTCGTTGACGGCCTTGAAGCCGCCCGTGATCGAATCGCCGAGGTTGCCGAGGAAGCTCATGGTCCGTTCCCCACAGGTACGCCTGCGCTCAGGGGCGCGCGCGGCGCCGGCGGCGCGTTCCAGGCCTTCAGGCCTTGCTGACCGGCGTAGCCGAGCGCCGTGCCGACTGCGCCGCCGATGCCTTCCTCGGCCATCAGTGACGAACGCGCGTCGGCCTCGGCCTGCATGGCGCTGTCGCGGGCCTGCTGCTGCATGCCGTTCGAGACCTGAGCGCTCTGGCCCTGGCCGATGGCGGTGAGCGCGCCCAGGCCCTCGGTGTAGGCCTGGGTGATGCGCTGGTCGCTGACCATCTGGTCCAGGCCCGACGACTTGGCCTGGTCGGCACCCATGCCCGTGACCGCCGTGTCAAAGCGGCCCGAGCCGGGCAGCACGCCCTTGTTGGAGAGTGCCTTTTCGACGCCGCCCTCGGCCTGCGAGAACTGGATCGCCGAGTCGGTGGACGCCTTGCCCTTGGCCTCGGCGCGCTGCCACGAATTGGGCGCGCCCTCAGCCTCGATTTGCGAGGCGAGGTTCTGCTGCACCGGGAGCCAGCGCTTTTTGTAGTCGTCCATCATCAGCTGGGCGTGCTGCGCCAGCGCGACTTGCGCGGAAGTCTCCTGCACCTGGCCACTGCCCTTACCACTCATTGACGTACCTCACGAACTCCTGGGAGCCGCGGCGTCGCCACTGCGGCCCCAACCGCCGGCCCCAGCCTAGACGGCGGGCCTCGAAAGCGATGGTCTGGGCTCCGAGATCGCGTGCGATGGCGCGCAGCGCGGCTTCTTGTCGCTGAAAGGCGCCATGGCGAAACGCCACGGCTAGCAATACGAACAGCTCGAGTGCGTCGCCGAAGGGCCGTAGCGTGACGACGACGACACCGTCGTCGCACGAGATGCACATGGCTGTCCGTGCATCGCATTGTGCCTTCAAATCCTGGATCTCGGAAGCCTGGGCGATCGGGTGGCGAAGACCGCGGTAGACCGCGTCCAGGATCTCGGGGGTTTCCTCGATCAGGAAACGGGTCCCGCTGATCACGAGTGGAAAGTCGGGTCGCCCGCGACGCCGTCGGGATTCTCGATCGAGCCGGCGTAGCCGCTGGCCGCCAGCAGGGTGCGCGTGGTCAGGCCCGTGTCCAGGCGGACGACCAGGCCGTCGCTGTCCGTGTCGAAGTCCAGCGACAGCTGGTAGCCGGCCAGGGTGCTGGCTTGCTTGGCCAGTGCCAAGCCCGGTTGCGGCTCGACGATCACGAACGCGCCGGCGACCTTGCCCACCAGGCCGTCGGCCTGATTCAGCAGGTTGGTCAGCGTCGCCTGCACCGTCGCCGTGGACGACAGCTGCAGCTGCGCCTCGATCGCCTTGATGTGCAGCGCAATCGCGCCGATGACGGCGTTGAGCTCGCGCAGGGAGTAGCCCGGGCGCAGCTGGTTGATTGCCGGGATCGTGGCCATCAGACCAGTTCCTGCATGTCCTCGGCGACCTGCACGTTGCGCACGGTGGACGTGCCAACGAACTCGATCTCGAGGGTGGCCTGTGTGTCCATCTCCGGCATCGTGAACTCGGTGTTGGTTGTGAGCTGCTGCTCGAACAGCATCGAGCCGTTGCCGTAGACACGCCAGACCACGTTGTCGAAGTCGGCGCAGCGCACCTGCGCAGCGATGAAGGCAGCCTCGTAGCCGAGGATGTTGAGCTTGCTGCGGTAGCGGTAGACCATGAGGCTGCCGCTGTCAGGGGAGTCGAACTCGTAGATCGTCTGGCCGTCCGCCGGCACGGCGGTGCTGCCCGCCGGCAGCAGGCCGTCGGTCGGCTCGTCGTTTTCGTCCAGGACGAGGCACAGGTTGTCGGTCTCCGGGTCGGCGAACACGGCGCTGGCGTGGAAGGCCATCGGCGTCACGCCGGCGCCGCCCTGGCTCATGTCGAAGGCGTAGCAGCCCTTGGCGGTGCCGGTGTCGTAGAACAGGAAGTAGACGCCGTCGTGCGCGATGCCGGTCATCGACTCGGGCTTGAGCGCTTGCCACTGCTTGCGCGTGAACAGCTGCTTGGTCAGGTTCAGCGACTGGCCCACCCCGGCCACCGCGCGTAGGCCATCCGGCGTGGCGCCGACCACGCCGACACCGTCGACGTAGCCCACCGAGCGCTTGGACACGCCAGCGTAAGGCACCTCGAACTTGGCCATGCTGTACTGGCCCGGGTCGGTGCCCGTGGCCACGTAGATGAAGCTCTCGGTGAAGATCACGACCGTCGTGTCGATGTTGCCGATGCCCACGACGTCGGTGTCGGTCGTGTAGCGGTTGGCCACGGGCCAGGCGTGCGGGTAGTTCTGCGCCGACAGGCACAGCTGGTTGCCGCTGAAACCGGCCATCACGCCGTTGGGCAGCGCCAGGATGCCGCGCAGGTCCGCTGGTGGCAGATCCCAGTCGCTGGTCGGCAGCACCTCGCCCAGTCCGTCGTCGGTGATGTTGTCCACCACGAGCGTGACGCTGCCACCGGAGTTGAACGGCGCCTCGAGCACGAAACGGAAGGCGGTGCCGGTGGCGCCTGTGGCCGCGCGGTAGAGCCGGAAGCTCACGATGCCATAGCTGTCGAGCGCCGGCGGCACGGGGTAGATCTCGAGCTCGTTGAAGCTGCCGCCTGGCGTGGGCGTGTAGACGGGGTAGGTTCGACCAGTGAGTCCATTGTGGTAGTAGGCTTCGGGCAGCGACGGCGCCGACTCCTGACCCAGGTCGTTGACATAGGTGTACAGGTATTCCGTCACCGTCGACGGCTCGTCTCCCGATGCAGGAACGTAGATCAGAGCCAGGAACGTGATGAACGTGTCGTCGCCGCGCGCGTGCTGCTCTGGCGCGGGCACACCCAACGGGCGCGTCAGCACCGGATAGGGCTCCGCGCCCGTCGTGGCCATGGTGTAGTCGGTGAACTGCGGCTGTGAGTAGACGTCCGGGCCGGTCAGGTACAACCGCATGGTCGTGTCACCGGGGATCGGGCCGCGCGCGGCGTCGACGTCGGCACCCCACGACAGCCACTTGTCGCCCAACAGGTAGATCGACTTGACCGGCGGCGCGGTGGCCAGCGTGTGCAGCGCGGCGAACTGGCGCCACGCCTCGAGGTCGCCCGAGAGCAACTTGGCGTTGGTCGCGTCCTGGCCTTGCGACGGCGCAAGACGATGCGACGCCGTGCGCGGCACGACGCCCTGGAACATGTCTTGCGCGATGCGCATCAGGCGGCGCCTCCGCGCACCTTGATCTGCACCCGACGCACGGTGATCGAGTCGCCCGAGGTGTTGGGCGTGACGACCACGGTGATCGGCAGTGCCGAGCCCGTGTACATGTTGATGCTGCGCGAGCCTTCTGCTGGCGGCACGTAGACGCCACACTGGCAGGTCGCCTCATAGCCCTGCGCAGCCTGGCCGTTCGCGTTGAGGATGGCCTTGATGCTGTAGGGCCCGCTTGCGGCGGCAGGCATCGTGAAGCCGAACCAGGCCGAGCCGGCGACGTTGACCACGACGTTGTGCGTGCCCGTGGCAGTCGTGCGGTTGCCGTTGATCTCGATCGCGATTGCCTTGACCGGCGATTCGAAACTGTTGGCCGGGATCGCGTTGGCGTAGGTCTTGACCGTCGTGGCCGCGGTCGTGCCGGTGAGCGTGACGAAGGTCTGGTCAACTGGCCAGTCCATCCAGCTCGTGTACATCGACTGCGTCGCGGTCAGGACGCTGCCGCTGTACATGAGGAACGGCGGTGCCGAGGTGTCGAAGCTGTTGGGCGTCGTCGGACTGTCGTAGAAGTCGCTGGCCACCTGACCGCGGCAGTGCGCCGTGATGGCGTTCGTGAAGACGCTGCCCAGGATATGCGCACGCGAGCGCACCGTCGCGTCGACGTGCACCGGGTTGTTGCCGAGCGTGCTGTTGTCGATGTGACCCGTCGCGCCTTCTTGCAGCGCGACGCCGGCCTGCGTGTTGTTGTTCGACTTGATGCTCGAGAACGTGAAGACCACGTTGCCGATCGCGGCCAGGCCCGACTGGCAGAACGACGAGATGCCGCCGATCGAGCGCCAACGGCCGGGGCCCTGCATCTTCTTGCCCGGACCGTTGGGCACACCCGTCACGTGCACGTTGACGTCGGTGATGTCGCAGCCGTCCTGCGAGACCCAGCCGAACGTCGTGAAATTCGCGAACTTGATGTTCGACAGCGTCAGCTTGTTCTGGCTGTTGAAGTTCCAGCCGTAGGCCTGCGTGCCACCGCCGTCGACGATGAACGTGGGCACGTTGGGGTCATTGACGATCGGGCCTTGCAGCGTAAGTCGATTCAGGCCGAAGACCCACGTGCTCTCGGGGAACGTCTGCAGGCCGCCGTTGGCCTCGGTGCCCGCGGTCCACGAGATCGTCCACGAGCCCCACAGCCGATACAGCGCCATGATGGCGAACAGACGCGCTGTGGTCTTGAGCGCCGCGCCCGGCGTGATGCCGTCGTTGGCGTCGTTGCCGCTGCCAACGTCGACGAACATCTGGTTGACGTCAGAGTAGACCGGATCGATGTGAAACGCGTAGCCACCACGTGAGACGGTGGCGTTGCCCACCTTGCGCACATCGTTGAAGTGCGCGATAGAAGATCCGACCGGATAGTCGCCAGGCGGGAAGAACAGCACCGCGCCCTTGAGATAGGCGTCGTTGAACGCATCCTGCACCGTGGCGTAGTCGGTCACGTGCACCGTGTCGCGCAGGCGCGATTGCACCGCGCGCGTGACGGCGTTGATGCCCGACTGAGCCCAGCCGATGAAGCTGGATCCGGCAGCCAGAGCCAGATCCTTGAGCCACTTGCCGACGGTGTTCGCGCCGTAGGTCAGCGAGTAGGCGAAGCCCACCATGCCAGCGCCGTGCGCTGGATCGTCGACGAGCGGCAGGTTCGTGCGCAGCGCGTGATCGAGCTGCAGTTCGGCGCCCACACTGTTGGGCGCGGCCGACACGTAGTCGAGTGCCGTGCCGAAGCCTACCTCGGCGGCGCCCTTCGTGGCGTCGGTGTGGTTGGCCAGGTCGGTCAACGCGGTGCCCTGCGCGCGCACCGCGGCGCCGAGCGTCCCGTCGGCGTAGGCGAGCGCGGCGTTGTAGCCAATCAGGGCAGCGCCCTCGTCCGCGTCGGACGAGTCCGCCAGATCGGTGCGCAGCGTCTGGTCGAGCGTCTCGAGAGTCGCGCCCACGGTGCCCGGGGCGTAAGCCACGAGCGGATCGTAGGCCACCAAGCCTGCGCCCTGCGCCGGGTCAGCCAGCTGGCCGCGCAGCACCGAGTCGAAGTCCTCGCCGCTGCCGTCGGCCTGCGGCACGTCGGACACGCTAAAGCCACCCGTGTCGGCCGAGCCGACCGTCACGTCGAAGCTCATAGCACCCTCCCTGCGGTCACGAACGGGCCCGCGCGCACGCGCTGCGAACCGGTGTTGTAGGCACGCTGTGCCTCGGCCTTGCCGTTGGAGATCGCAGCCTTGAAGTCGCGCGCGTACTGCGCGGCCATGTTGGGGTTGCTCCACGGCTGGCCGGGGATGGCCAGCAGGTAGGCGAGCGCGCCGGCCTCGATGTCGTTGCTGTACTTGACCAGCGGGGTCGCGGGCACCTGCGCGTTGAGCGCCATCGATTCCTTGGGCGCGACGATCAGGCTCATGTTGAATGTAAACACCGCGTTAGGCGTCGGGTTCAGCGCGATCTGGCCCTCAGGGATGTAGGCGTAGCGGCGCGGCACGCCGGCCGGGACGTTCGGATTCCAGGTCGTAGAGTCCGACGGCGACAGACCGCGCACGGTGGGCTGCGTGCCGATGACCTGCGTCAGGCTGACCGCGCGCAGGCCCATGATGTCCAGGTTCAGGTCCGTGCCCAGGTTGTATAGCGGCTCGTTGGCCGTGGTCTGGCCGGGCAGCGACACGCGCAGCCATTGCGTCTGCTGGCACCACTCGCGCAGCGCGCGCGTGTAGGCGCGCCGCAGCGTCGGGCCCGGGCAGCGCCGCGCGACCTGCGCGATGTTGGCCAGTTGGTCATTGACGTTGACGAAGTCCATCTCACTCCCCCGGGCTCTGCGAGACGCGCGGCGACAACGTGACTTGCGCGCTCGCCTTCATGCCCAGCGCCTTGCCCCACGCCTGCATGTGGTAGGTTTCCTTCGTCAGATCTTGCTTCTTGCTGTTCTTGCCGTAGGCGCGCGCGAGCACGTAGTCGATCAGCGGTGCCTGGTACGCCTCGGGCAGCGGAAAGTCGTCGCTGTCAGCGGCGATCTCGGCCGGCGTGATGCCGTAGACCGCGATCACCGAGGACGTGTTGGTGGCCGGCGGGTAGACCAGGAAGCGCCGCGGCTGGCGCGGATCGAACGTGAAGTGCTCGACGTCGACGCTGGTCGTGCCGGCGGGGTAGAAGCGGTTGGCCTCCACCAGCAGCTCGGTGTCGACCTGCGTGATGGTCGACTTGGAGGCTGTGTTGCGGATGATGCTGACCAGGCCGGTGGAGTCGGACGGCAGCTGCTGTTCGATGCCGGTGATCAGCGTCAACGGCGCCTGCGTGGTGTAGACGTCCGGCTTGATGAGGCAGGTCGCGCGGATGCCCTCGTTGAGGTAGTCGTGCAGTTCGCTGGCTGGCCACGTGACGGCGGCGACGTCCAGCAGCAGCTTGCGCGCCGGCCCGGTGATGTCGCCCGCCGTGATGGTCATGTCAGCCGCTCAGGTTGTCCGCCGCGGCGCGCTCGGCCAGCGACTGCACCTGCTTGCGCAGGGTGCGGATGTCGGAGGCCTCCGACAGCGGGGTGTTGAACTCCTTGAGCGCGAAGGCGATCAGGTCCGGCTTGGTGGCCTTGGCCAGGTCGAAGACTTCCTGATCCTCGTCTGCGGTGTTGATCACGCGCGCACGGCCGCCCGTGGTCAGCGACGAGGAGATGTAGGCCATCCGTTCCTCGAGCGACGCCTTGGGGTTGCCCCGGTACGGACGGTAGTTCAGGTTGTCGCGCACGTTCTTGACGTTGGCGATCAGCCGACCGTCGTGGATGTTGATGCACAGCGGGACGTTCTTGTCCTGCTTGGGTTGCATGCTGCGCGACAGGGCTTCTTCGTTGACGGCCATGAGGAATCCTCGGTTGACGTGGAATGGAGAACCGGCGCCGCGTGGCGCCGGTCAGGGGCAGGGCGGCTCAGGAGCCCGTCGGCGAGGTGCCGGGGGTCAGCGCGCGCACCTTCATCTTGCCGGCATTGCCGCCGGCGCCGCCGCCCGGCTGGTTGCCGAGCTTGCCGCTGGGGTAGCGCGCCACGGCCTTCTTGCCGGCCTTGGAACGCTCGCCCGAGATGATGTCGGGGTCGGTCTTGAACGTGTCCGAGGACACGTAGGGGTTCTTGGTGCTGAGGGTGCCCATGATGGGATCTCCGGTGAAGCTGCGAGGAAGGACACGGGAAGGGTAGCGCTTTTGGCACTACCCGTCACCATCAGCCGCGCTGAACGACCGCGGTACCGACGTACTGGCCGTCGATCACGTTGAAGCCGTAGACCATGAGGCCGCGGATGATGTAGCCGAAGTCGTTCGGGTTGGTGATCATCTCGTTCTCGACGATCTGGGCGGCGAACGTCAGGCCGGCCGAGTGGCCGAACATGCAGTAGGCCGCCGCGCCCGGGCTGACCTGCGTGAGCAGGTTACGCGACTGGTACAGCGTGAAGCGATCGACCTCGCCGACCTTGCCGTTGCGCATGATCGACACGCCGTCGCCCGACAGCGACGCGATGCGCAGGTCGGACTTCTTGAGCGCGCCCATGAACCACGGCGGGGCCACGAACCAGCGACCTTCGTCCGGGACGTTCTGCTCGTCCAGCACCGTGCCGCAGTCCACGAGGAAGTTCGTGACGTTGGTCGGGGTGATGACGAACGGCGTCGTGGAATCGCCCAGGTTGATCGAGCCCGAGTCGGCGCCCGCGTGCGTGCCCTGGTTGGCCGCGGCGACCTCGGCCGGGATCGTCGTCAGGACGTCGGCGTCGGCCGCGATGCGCAGCTGGATCGAGCCGTCGTTGGCGAAGATGTCGGCCATGTCGACGTCGGCCTGGCGGGCGTCGACCGTGGTCAGCGCCACCGCGAACGACTTGGCGCGGTTGATCGTCAGGTTGGTCGAGTTGGACGTCGGGTACTGCTGGCCCAGGCCCGCACCCACAACGTAGTCCGAGACGATGACGTCGGGGATCGTGCGGATGACGACCTGCGCACCGTAGCCCGAGATCTCGCCTTCGTAGTCGGTCGAGGCGATCTCGCCAAACACGGTGGACTTGTAGAACTTCTCGACCAGCTTGCCCGAGTACAGGACGGGGTCGTAGTTGATGGTGCCCGAAGGGCCGTAGTCGGGCAGGCCCGACGCGCGTGCAACGCCAGTCATGACGCTCTCCTAGTGAAGCTGCAAAGTGGTGGCGGCCTCTAGCGGCCGCCGCGGAGCTTCATCCGAGCTTCGAACTTGACGCGCTCGTCGTCCTTGATCTTGCCAATTGCGGCCCGCTTGAAGAAGTCCCTGACCTCGGCGTCCGAGGGCACACCTGCGGCGTCAGCCGGCGGCGTCGGCGCGGGAGGCGTCGGCGTGCTGGCGGCGCCCCCGTGCGGCGTCATCGGGGGCGCCGGCGGGGTGCGAAGCTTCAGGAACGTCTGGAACATCTTGCCCACGGCCGCGACGTTCTTGTACGCCACGTGCCGGTTCAGGATCTCCTGGCGCGGTACCTCGGTCGCATCGTCCAGCTGCGCGAGCCATGCGAGCCAGTGCTGGTCGGTATCGACATCGCGCCAGGTCGGGACCAGCTCGGTGAGCTTGTCCTCGAACTCGCGCGTGGCGGCGGCGGCAGCCTCGGCCTGGTCTTGCTTGCGGGCTTCGGCGATCGGCTTGAGCCGCGCATCGAAGTCCGCCTGCAGTTCCTTGACCTGCTTGGCCGCTGCGGCTTGCGCCGCGTTCGCCATCACCTGGCACTGCTCCTCGCCGTACTTCTCGATCTGATCGGGCGTGAAGAACGCGGACAGTTCGATCGGTGCAGCGGGTTTGCTGGCTTGCAGCGTCCGATTGGACTCTTGCAATTCGGCAACCTGCTGATTCAGCGTCCGGATCGCCGCCTGGTGGTCGGTGCGCTCGCGGCGCAGCATCCCTTCGGTGACGTTGAACCGCTGCTTCCAGTAGCCCGGATCGCTTTCGCGAGGGTCTGCTGGCGGCGTCGGCGCGGGCGGTGTCTCTGCAGGGCTCGCGGCGACCGGGGTCGGCGCGGGCGGGATTTCGGGATCGACGTCCCCGGTTCGGGCGGCGTTGCGAGCGTCGATGCGCGATTGGACGTCGGCAGCGATGCGCATCACGGCGCGAGGGAGGCGAGTTTCAGTTCGGGCTTGGGAAGCCGGCATTCAAATCTCCACGATCCAGGCTCACCGCTACGAGGGCGGTACCGGGGTTCGCACGGGATGCGCAGCGCGGTTCCCTGTCAGGGCGCATACGAGGGGAGTCGCGGGCGCGATGCCTCGATGCGTTTGAGCTGTTGCTCGGCGTCGACGATCAGGGAGATGAGCTCGTCCAGCTCCTGCGCGTGTCCCTGGGCTCGATAGACGTTCTCGCCCTGGGCCTTGCGCAGTTCCCCGTCGGCCTCGGCCAACTTGGCTCGCAGCAGCTTCAAGAGGGTGGCTCCATCGGGCGTCCGGGACAACCGGGCCAGGAATTGGAGCTCGTCGGACTTCAGCTGCATTGCCGCGCAGTGTAGCCGGGAATCTCGACTATGGGAATACGGTCGCAGGAACCGCGGCGTTGACCAAGCCGTAGACCGGATCGAGCACGATCTGGTTGCCCGAGTAGGTCAGCTGCGCTGGGTCGCTCGTGTTGAAACCGTCCGAGCCGGCCTGGATGCAGGCAGCGTAGCTGCTGTAGGTGTAGGCCCCGCTCGTGGCGCTGGCCGGATCATCCCAGGCCCACCAGATGTGACCGAGCTGACACGCCTCGGCAACCGCCAGCGTCTCGAGCGTCTGCGCCGTGGTGACGCTGCCCGGAGCGATGTTCTGGTTCGCCGGGCCGAACTCGCCGATGATCACCGTGACGCCGTTGGTCGTGGCGAAAGTGCGCAGCGACGCGGCGACGGCGGCCAGCGCGCCCGCCTGGTAGACGCCGTAGCAGTGCAGCGACAGCATCGTGTTGGCCTGCGAGTCGGACGCCGCCACGGCGGCGCCGTGATTGAGCAGCGTCCACGCGCGGCCACCCGTGGCGCCGTCCTGGCCATTGCCCGGCGCATCGACGACGATCGGACACTTGTAGCCTGCTGCGCGCAGCATGCTGATGCAGGTGATCGCCGTGTCGCGCCAGACGGTGCTGGCACCGCTGCCTACCGGCCCCCACTCGTTGGCGATGTTCAGAATCATCCACCGCTCGTAGGGTGCGAAGTTCGAGTAGTTGTCGCACCAGAGCTGCGCCGCGGCGATCATCGACTCGGCGTTCTGCAGACCGGTGGGTGAGTTCGTGTAGTTGAACGAGGTCGGCGTCGAAATCGTGTACGACCCGAGCAGGCGATACGTGCCTTCTTTGCCCGGTATCCCGTTCGTGTTCGTGTTCGTGAGCTGTTGCGCGATGAGTTCCGTCGTAGAGACGCCAGAACCCGATGCGAACGTCGTCGACACGCTGCTGCTTCGCACGCCACTGACGCAGATTGTGCCCGAGGTCATCGCCGTGACGGTCAGCGTGGTGCCGCTGACCGTGCCCGTGAAGACGGCGTTGACATACCAGATCGCCGGCATCGGGATCGTCTTGTGGTTCGTCGCGATCATGTCGTCCATCAACGGCTTGTTGATGGTCGCCCAGTCGCGATGGAAGTACATGTTCAACCGGTGCACGTTGGCCTTGGCGTTGAATAGCCCCGTGCTCGAGGTCGGCGGGTTGGCGTCGTAGTGCAAGCGGTTCAGACCACGCAAGCGGCACTTGGTGCCATTGGCATCGTAAAGCTCGCCGCCCTTGTTGAAAAAGCCCACACCCGTGCTCGCAGCCGGGCGCGTGGTCGTCGCCGGCGTCGAGTCGACGACCTGGTCGATGCACGGCGGCGGGCACAGCGACAAGTGCGAGTAGAGGTTGCAGTTGAACTGCGTGCCGCCAGCCACGATCTGCGCCGGATCGCCGAAGGTCGTGGTGCCACCGGGATAGGTACCGGGCGCCACGATCGTCTCGAAATAGTTCGTCGTGCCGGTGCCCGTCATGCGCACGGATACTACGGACGTGAAAGTCACCGTTGTGGCGACGGTGGCGATGTAGTTCGTGCCGCTCTGCGGTGAAGCGGTGGAACTCAGCGCCGCTGGCGCGAGGACCTGACCGGTTGTCGCGAACTCCTGGCTGGTGAAGGTGAAACCTGGACCGGCGCCGCGCACGCTGAACCACGCCCCGACGTCGCTGCCGCTGATCGGACTGGTCTTGGTGGGCGTGTAGGTGACGTCCGTCGCGCCCGGGATCAGTACGGGCCCGCTGCCAGTGTTGCGATACCACTGCTGGCTCGTGATGCCGGCAGGCGTACCGCCCTGGACGACGTAGCTCAGTGGCTGACCGATGACCGGGTTGGCCAGGATGACGGCCAGCAGCGCCACGGCGGGCGTCTGGATCGCGCCGACGATGCGATTGCAGGCGAAGTTGAGGACCGAGAGCATGGCTCCCTCAGTACGATGCGCCGCGTTCGATGGCGCCGGCGTCCGGCGTTCCGCTGACCGCGTGAGCGAAGAAATCGAAGGCGCGCGCCACGAGCGGCGACGTGCCGAAGTCGATGGCAAACGAGCCGGCAGCTGGCGTGAAATCGTGCGTGCTGACACTGGTCAGCTGCGGGTCGTGGTAGGTGCCGTAGGTAGCCGAGACGCTGGCCAGGTGGCCGGCGTAGTCGTAGAAGATGTTGTTGGAGAAGTTGTCTGGGCCGACGTCGGCCACGACGAACGAATAGCCCGCCGCGGTCCCGGTCTTCTGCGTGTAGATGTTGTTGCGATGATCGGTCGACCCGCCGGGGTTGCCGCCTTCGTTCCACCATGCCGCACGCGTGCCCACGACCTGCGCGAACCCGTAGCCCACGTTGTTGGCGCTGCGCACCGCGTTGGCACCGGCGACAGTGCCGCCAGCGATGTGGTAGATGGACTCACCCGAGTCGATCACGATGTTGTTGACGTCGTAGCGGCTGCCGGTGTTCTGGCCGACGTTCAGGCCGTGCTTGCGCATGTTTTCGACCCAGTTGCTCAGCACCATGACGTTCAGGATCTCGCCACTGGCCTGCGAGTTGAACGTCTGGATCCCGTTGCCTGCGGTGATGCGGTAGATGCAGTTCATGAACACACGCACCCCGTCGGCGCAGACCACCGAGCCGTCGATGTAAATGCCGTGGTTCTGGTTGTCGGCGAGCACACCTTGGATGTCGTGGATGTAGTTGCCCTGGATCGTCACGCCCTTGCCGTTGCCTGCGATGCCCGCGGCGTTGGTGATGTTGGACGCGCTGCTGATCCACGGCCACGACAGGTCGCAGTTGGTGATGCGCCAGTCGTCGGCGCTCGATGCGAGGTTGATCGGGCATCCATCGCGTGCGCCGTTGGCCGACGAGATGATCTTGACGTTGGAGATGTGGATCGAGCGGCCCCAACCGGTCAGCCCGTCGTAGGGGTTGGTCTCGCCGGCCCGTGCCGTGTCATTGCCGAAGAACCCGCCGCCACCGTTGCCGCTGCCGTCGATGACGCCCTGGATGACGACGGTCGCCGGCGCGTTCGCACCGATCGCACCGGGGAACCGGCTGTAGCAGATGGGCCCGCGGTTCGTGCCGCCGGTGGGGAGCGTCCCGCTGATGCGAAACAGGCCGACCGCCGAGCCGCTCAGGCCGCCCGCGTTGGCTGTGCCGCCCATGTCGTAGACATGGGTGCCGGGCTTCATGCCGTTGGTCTGGCCGGCGCCAGTCGCGCAGAAGAACACGCCCGTGAAACCAGTCGAGCCCTGCAAGGTCTTCTTCGGGTTGGCCGAGGTCAAGCCGTCGTTGGCGTCGCTGCCGTTGATGCGGTCGATGTACTGGATCAGGCCGGGCTGCGGCGTGAACGTCAGCGCTGGGCGCGTGCCGTCCATCGCCTCGGCGTAGCCGAGATAGTTGCCGCTGCCGTCGGTGGCGTTGAGCGGATGGACACCGTTGATCGTCATGTCGATCTTCAACGCCGTGCCGGCGGTGGGCGAACCTAGCGCGCCGACCTGCACTGTCAGGCACTGCAGGCCCCAGGTGTCATAGACGCCACGGCCGATGCCCGATCCACTCCCGCACGCGCTGACCAGGCAGCGGTAGTTCGCCACCTCGACGCCGCCGATGGTGACGTGGTTCGAGATGCCCCAGTTCGAGTAGGTGTCGAGGTTGAAGCCGTAGATCGACAGGAACGCACCGTTGTTGCCGTCGCCGCCGGTCGTCGGGCCGGCGACGAAGTCGGTGAACATGATCACCGGCGCTGCGCCGGGCGTAACCGCGGGTGGCAGCACCGGCCGGCCGATGGCCAGCGCGGCCGCCAGCGCGATGTTGGTGAGCATCATGTCGGCGACAGCACGAGCACGGCTGCCTCGGTATCGTGGATCGATCCATCACTGCTGGTCCACGTCGCAGTGACCGTACTGCCACCAGAAGTTGCGATCTTGTAGGAGACGTCGGTAGGCAGGTTCACGCTGCCGTTCAAGTACTGGATCAGGCTGGTCCACCCCGACGGCTGCGTGATCGTGCTGGTGGAGCCCACGTTGTTCTCGTGCTGCCGACCGCCCAGCATCACATCGCCCGCGTTCACGTTGGCCAGCGTGGTGACGCTAATCGTCGTCGACGAGCTGGTCTGCGCCGTCTTGCCCGTTGTGCGCACGGTCAACGTTGCGGTCATGTTCGTGATCTTCAGGACACGGATCAGCCCGTCCTGACCGCCGGCGATTGTCGGCGGCGTGATCGTGTGCGAACCCGAACTGGCGTTGGCCACGGCGTACCAACCGCCGTAGGCGTTGCCGCTCGACGTCCATGCATTGAACGCGCCCGTCTGCTTGGCCAGCGTCATGCCGCTGATCGTCGGATCCCCGAGATCGGCATTGCCCAGTCCGGTGAAGTAGACGGCGATCGTCTCACCACCCGACAGGCTGAAGGTCGCCGAGCCGGATTCCGTGGTGTACGCACCACCTACCGATTGCGCAGCGTAGACGAGAGAGACGACGGGCGCGGCCGCCGCCACGCCCATGGCGATCAGAAGCCGGCGCCGGAGCAAGAGTGCGTTTGCCATGTCAGGTGAGCTCCGGCGAACCGACGATTTCCCAGTGTGTGGAGTCGACCTTCATGATCGACGCCTCGCCACCCGCGGCCAGCGTCCGCGAACCCGTGCCGCCCGCCGCGCGCGCCCAGGTGAGCGTGTCGGTCGTGATGGCGATCGTCAGCACGCCTGCGGACAGTTGGTTCTTGATGTGCAGGATCGTGCCGACCGGGTATGCGACGCTCGAATTGGCCGGGATCGTCCACGTCCGCGCCGTCGTGTCAGCGCTCGGGTGCATGATCGTCGTGTTGCCATCGGCCAGCACGAACGTGTAGGCGGCGCTCTGCGTCGAGATCGTGTTGACGATCGCCGCGGCCGTGCCATTGATCGTCGGCGTGCCGGTGAGCGCCGGCGAGGCGGCGAACACGTTGGCGCCCGTGCCGGTCTCGTCGGTCAGCATCGCCGCCAGGTTCGCACTCGTGGGCGTGGCCAAGAACGTCGCGGCACCCGTGCCCAGGCCCGAGATGCCGGTGGACACCGGCAGGCCCGTGCAATTGGT